AGATATAGAACTTTACAAACATAGACTTCTATAGCTTTTTAAAAGAAACAAAAGAACAACATACCAAACAAAAACAAAATACATTTTTATGGAATACAGTACATTACCTACTACAGAATTGGGTGAGTAGGGATGTCTTTCTCCATTCTTCCCTTTTCTTTTCTTTTAAAGCCCCGTACGGAATATTTGCAACGTCGTTGCATTGTATTATTTGAATTTATTAATAATTGTTGTGCTTGATATTTGATGTTTAAATGGATAAATATAAACAACTTTGCAATATTCACGACCAACTATTGTTTCCAATGTATAGTCTCCTCCCTTAACCAATATATCAGGCTGTAATTCCTTTAAAATACGTTCAGGAGTATCATCTTCAAATATGAGAATCCAGTCAATATCCTTAATTGCATTCAGAATAGATACTCTCGTTTGCAAAGAACAAATCGGTCTTGTATGTCCTTTTAAACGTTTTATACTTGCATCACTATTTAAAGCAATTACACACTCGTGCGTGTTTTTTGCTAGACTTTTACAATATTCAAAAAGTGAAATATGTCCCTCGTGAAGGATATCAAAGCAACCATTTGTAAGTAATAAAGGTTGTTTTAGTTTTTTCAAATCTTCAACGCGTACAACCTTCTTATTTGATACATATTTACATCCTTCTAGTATGTCCTTGTATTGTATAGTGTACGTTCCTAAATGAGAAACAGATATAGTTGCTATATACGAGGCTAATTTTAAGACTATTTCTTTGTTCGGAATTTGATTAAAATAAAATGCTAAAATTGCATTTACTACATCTCCAGCTCCTGTGACATCAATAACATCTTTTGATTCATATTTCCAATTTACAAATGTATCTTCTTCAAACGAACCTGAAATTCCTTGATCTCCAAGCGTTATAATGCTCGTTTTTGCTCTAGTTTTGTCCTTTATAATTTGATGTACAGAGCTAAGATTATCATGAGAAACTTTAACATGAAACAATTTTTCTACTTCCTCACGATTTGGTTTTATTAAACTACAATTTGTATACTTGGTATAATCCATTTTAGGATCTACACATGTAAATATCTTGTTGTCATTCGCAATTTTAATAATTTCTTGGCACAATGAATGCGATAAAAATCCTTTGTTATAATCTGAAAACAATATGCAATCGATATGAGTTTTTGATAGTATCCTTGTAAAATCATTAATTATCCCTACTTCCTGTTCTCTCGATACTGTATACTGTTCCTCTTCATCATAACGAAACACGAGCTTATTTTGACAGAAAAACCGATGTTTAACTGTAGTTTTTTTGTTTTGAACTGGAAGTATATGAGCTTCTACATTTAACTTTGTAAATAAATTATTTAATATCTGGCCATATGTGTCATCACCGCACATAGAAAAAACATATATCTTTTCACAGCCTAAGGCATATAGATTTTGTACAACATTTCCACAACCCCCAAGAGATACGCATTCTTCTTTTTTTAAAAAAACAGGTATAGGAGCTTCATTCGCTATTTTTTGAGTGATGCCTGTGTTTCTATAATCTAGCATACTATCACCAAAAACAACAATTGTTTGAGGTTTACAATCTAAAAACATATTCTACTATCTAAGTATATGAATCTTTATATTGATATAGATGGGACAATATGTACAAACACAAAAGATAACTACGAAGATGCGAGTCCAATCGAAGAACGTATAGCAAAAGTAAATAAGCTTTACGAAGAAGGAAACACAATTACATACTGGACGGCACGAGGAAGTCGTTCAGGAAACGATTACACTGATTTAACAAGAAAACAATTACAAAAATGGGGCTGTAAATATAACAAGCTTCTTTTTGGAAAACCATCTTATGATCTCTATATTGATGATAAATCTCATAATGTTGATGTTTATTGGCCCACACAAAACAAAACAAAAAAAGAAACAACTACAAAGATTGAAAAAGGATGGGGGCATGAAATCATATTTGCTAACAACCAAAAATATTGTGGTAAAATTCTTCACTTTCACAAAGATTCAAAATTTAGCATGCATTTTCATATTAAAAAAGAAGAAACCTGGTATGTTGCTTCAGGAAAATTTAAATTTAAATGGATTAATACTGATACAGCCGATGTAGAAGAAGTGGTATTAAATGTAGGAGATTGTATCACCAACAAAATAGGCGAGCCTCATCAACTTTTCTGTTTAGAAGAAGGAGATATATTTGAGGTTTCTACAACTCATTACGATAATGACAGTTATCGGGTAATGAAAGGCGACTCGCAAATACATTCATCTAGATGAATATAGAGCAATCATTTAAAGGCTCTAGTCTATTTAGTCACAAGCATGAGATATTTAATACTTTCACATCAAGGTCTGGGCGACCATATCATTATGAATGGATACATACATCATCTGCGTAAGACGCAAAATCCAGAAGAAATACGCATCATTGCTTTGAATGATTATAGAAAAGATACTCTGGAACATCTATACAGTGATTTTCCATGCATTACTTTTTATTGGTTACACGCAAATACTTCCTGGATGCAAGATAGTCTTGTAAATCAAGTTAATGGAATTCCGCGTGATTCTTCTGTTAAATTGAATGGTCATAGCTATATATGTAAAAATTTTGGAGCTCATTCAGATGAAAGTTCTTCATGGTTAAAACCCAAAACCTCTTGGGCTGATTGCTTTTATCTACAACATAATCTCCCACCAACAATACGTTTTTCTGAATTTATTCTTCCTTCCAATATGACACGTGCAAAGGAAAAATACGATGCTCTTTGTAAAGAATTAGCTACTACAAATTTTGTACTTATTCATGATGATCCTCACAGAGGTCGGTTCATACGTAGTGATATTGTAAAAAAATGTTTAATAGAAGATGGCATGGAACCGTACCCAGTAGTTTATTTAGGGAAAAAACGATATGAAAAACCACTTTTTGATGAGTTAACAAATACAAATCAAAATGTTGCTCACCTACTCGAAACATTATCGATCCTTGACTTTACCTATATTCTTCAGCACGCAAAAGCATGTCATTTCATGGATTCTTCTATTGCTTGTCTTACAGATGTTTTACACCCTCAGGGTAAACTATACATACATGCATATATAACACCATTTGCTTTCACAGAATATGGCAGACCCCACCAACAAAACGCATGGATATATCTCAAAGAAGATGGGCAACACATTTAAAAGGACCATGAAACAATCACATTTACTTTTTGTTGTGTTAGCCAACGTAGAGCCTCTCTAAATAAATTGTGATCATCTTCAGACCAACCATCTTCAACATCATTTGAAATATCTGACCATTCAGGATAATTCTCCAGAAATGTTTCAACGTTTGTTGAGAATTGATCAGCCATTTCGGACGTATATGAGCTTAGATAGCTACCCCGTTGATGTACAAATCGCCTATATATTTCGGGAACTTGTACGAGAGATATATCATAATTCTTTGTAAAATCATTGTTGTATAGGAAAGGTAAACCAGTTTCGGGACAGAGAGAGTAGGAAATAGATATGTATAGATCAAACCCCATTCGTATATGGACATATGTTTGAATGGGTTTTGAGTTCAAATTTATCAATACGGCTCTTCGGAAATTTGTATTTAAACATTTACACAGACTCATAAGTAAGCAGATGAAGATAAACGTTGTGTTCCCAATGGCTGGAGATGGGACACGTTTTGGTGGAACACAGTTTAAACCCTTTCTTGATGGAACTGAAAAACTTTTTATTGAATTGGCAAAAGAACCATTTAACCGATACAAAGAAACATATGCGATGGAATTCTATTTTATCTACCGCCAAGACCAAGAAGAACAATTCAATGTCTCTTCAAAGCTAAAAAGCTTATTTCCACACGACATTCTCCACTTCTGTATTCTGCCTGAAAAGACAAGCGGTCCTGCTGAAACATTAGCACACGCCGTCAAAAAGTATTCTCTGTCAGGAGCATCCTTTGTCTGCGATTGTGATCACGCAATTAATATTCAACCCATGATTTCATTCCTCGAAACACAGCCACTGCCCGATATTCTTGTTCCTCTTTTACAAATAAAAGAATCTGAACAGCATAATTTTGGAAAGGTAAAACTTGACAAACAGAACAAATCTCTGGGATTTTACGAAAAAGAAATCATCCCTTTTTCAAGTGAGTATGATGTAAAAGGTCTCGTTGGCTGTTATTTCTTCAAGGATCTATCAGATATTGTATCATTTCCAACAAAGACAAATATCTCAGATTTATTACCCCTCTACAATCAATCACGCATAGTTCAATTTGTTGATATTCTTGAGGCTGGACTGTTTGGAACACCTGAGTCCCTTATTACATACCGTTTTGGTCTTGCCAAGCGAATGACATTTTTTGTGGATATAGATGGTACTCTTTTCTATTTACCCAAACATGTATCCTATGATGCAAAGGATATACAACTACTTCCTGGGGCAATTGAACAGCTTACCATGTGGAAACAACAAGGTCATATTGTCGTCTTGACAACTGGTCGAGAAACCTCTCGGAGAGAAAAACTTATTCAAGTGCTTGAGGAGCTCAAAGTACCCTATGATCAACTTATAACAAATCTTCGTCCTGGGCCACGTATTCTTATTAACGATAAAAAACCTTATTCAGAACTTCATCAAATGGCACGAGCGATCCAAATTCGTAGAAATCAAGGAATTGCTCATATACACATTGAAGAAACACCTGAAATTCTTGAAAAATTAAAAGGCGGTTCATTTGCTAATACCTATCTTATTCTAAAAAACAATACAAAGATAGTTAGAAAATACATTGAAAAAAACAAAGTCAATATGATTCATGTTGAAACACTACGAAGGCAATATGATGATTTGCGTAGACTTGGTTATTATTCACCTGGCCTTGTTCCTAGCATCCTATGTCATGGGGAAAATGAAAATGAATTTTATTATGATATGGAATACCTTGAAAATTATAAAGAACTTAGCCACTTTCCACCATCCAAACGAGAAGAAGTTGTACAACGAGTTCTTCACAAACTTCATGAAGATGTTTATTGTTATGCAAAAGAGATAGACGGAAAAGCCTGGATACAGGAATTCTTACAAGAAAAAATTCTCGCCAAATACACCTATATCGAATCCTTAGGGCAAGTATTCTTTGATATACTTAATACAGATACACATAGAATCAATGGAAAACTGTGCAAAGGTTTGCGTCGATTTTTTGAATCATCTTTACCTTCATCCCTCTGTCCGCGTCGTATTTCTCCCATTCATGGAGATCTAACATGCGAAAATATATTGTATAACCAAGAAACAGATAGATTCTATCTCATTGATACATCGGGTTCTCGATATGTAGATAGCCAAGATATGGACATTGCAAAACTTTTACAGTCTTTCTTGGCAAAGTACGAAACATGGGATACGCGTACGGATATTCAAGAAGCTTATGATTTTGATACTTATACCTTACCACAAGATATCGCGACGGTATCAAAAGAACAATTTCAGTTTCTTTTGACTACTCACAACGATTCCTTTGTATTTGAACGCTCCCTTTTCATGTTAGCATCTTATTTCATTCGTATGACGCCCTTTCTCTTAAAAAAATCTACAAAGCATGCGGTCTTTGGTCTAATGCTTTCAACCTATTATCTTTCCTTTCTAGAGACCTAAACATTAAGAACTATTCTATCCTTATACATGGACCTCACGAAACTAAAAATATTCTATGATGGCGACAATATTCAAAAATATCACAATATTCCTTCTGTTGTAGGTTTCACTATGAACAGTACCTTTATTAAGCAATCAGGATTCTCATCATGGAGAGCCTTTTACGAAGCCAATAAAGAGCTTATCAGGGGAAGGCCTATTTCGTTTCAGGTTACCAATGATACTGATATTGAAAACCAAGCCCTTTTGCTTCACTCTTTTGATACAAATATCTATGTAAAAGTTCCCGTAGAAAACTCCAGGGGAGAGTCCAATATGACAGTTATTAACGCGCTGCTCCAAAAGGGCGTCAAAATCAACATAACCTGTGTCTATACTGCAAGACAGATACATAACATCTTTTCTAGTCTTACTGATACACCTACGCCCTGTATTGTTAGCATTTTTGCAGGAGGCATCTCCGATGCAGGATTAGATCCAGTTGATACAGTAAAACTCGCTGTTCAACAGGCATCTCCCTTCAAGGCTGTAGAAATCTTGTGGGCAGGTGTAAAAGACAACCTTGCCTTTCGCAAATGTATTGAAACAGGATGCCATATCCTTACTGTTCCTGATACAGTTATGGACAGAATGAATCGCATTGGTCTAGATTTGGAGGAAATGGCACGAAACAAAGTGATTCTCTTCAACACCGATGCACGCTCCATTACGATTGAATAAACTAGCGTTTAAAGAAACTATATCGTTGATTATCTAAGATACCCAATGATATATGAAGAACGGACTGAGTGCATTTTTTGCGAGAGCAGACAGCTTCAAATCCTTCTTCCCAAGGATTTTACAGTCCCTCTTGGGAACTTCACAGTGGATTCACCCACTTCTCCATCGTATTTCATGCCTTACAATGTCCAAGTTTGTGAACAATGTAAAACAGTTCAAACGAAATATATTGGAGATTTACAGTTAATTTACGAAAACAATTTTGCTGGAGCACATGGGACTATCAGAAACACTCACACTACACTTTTTTCAGAGTTTATCACTTCTAATACGAAGGTACAATCGATAACAGAAATTGGCGCTGGAAATGGTGAACTCGCAGACAGTATTCTTGAGAAACGAGAAGTACCCTATACAGTTGTTGATCCATCCTTTGGGGGAAACAAAACGAACAAGACGATTTTACCTACCTTTTTTGAAACATGTAAGAATGAAGACATACAAACGAATACTCTCGTTATGTCGCATGTCTTTGAACATTTTTATAATCCTTGCCGAGTCCTACAAAAATTCCAGGACCTTTCCTCTATAGAGTTTATTTATTTGAGTTTTCCTGATTTGGAAGCATTTATTGAAGATGGAACATATCACGTACTCAATTCTGAACATACTTTCTATGTACAAAATCAATTTCTAAAAGAAATGTTCGAAGTCTATGGGTTTGTCTGTAAGCGTGAATATTCCCATGCTCGACACTCTGTCTTTTTTGAATTTGTGCGAACCCCCTCCTTTCATAATAAAGCATTTCCTGTAAATACCAATACGAAGGACCATACAGAGCGATTTTTTCAGAGACTTTTTGAGAATATAGAAGAAGCCAATACAGTTCTTACATCATCTCTACCAACTTACATATGGCCTTGTTCCATGCATACCCTTTTTAGTCTTTCCTTTGGACTTTCAAAAGACAAACTAACTGCTGTCCTTGATAACTCCCCTTTCAAGATTGGAAAATATCTGTATGGTCATTCATACAAGTGTTTACCGTTTCAAGAAATTATCCAAACTACATCAGAGAAAATTGTTATTTTAACAGGAGGTTGTTATACTCAAGAAGTTCTTGTTCAAGTTCAAAAAAATCCCAAGAATAAAGTTATTGTACTTTAATATTTATCATATGATTGATATTTACAATACTTACATTTTCTCCAACACGAAAACGGAGGAACATCTGAAGGAACAATTTGCTTGTTCACAATAGCTACCAGAAAATGAAGAACATTTATGAATGGTACTCCATGAGGAATATTGAAATAGCGATTCCCCCGTTTTAAACTGTCATAGTACACCAACGCAGGACATGGGTTCTCAAAATGACAACCATTACCGTTTCCTCCTATAACAAGAATGTCAGAGTTCTCAGCAAAAAAACCATTGATTCCAAAATTTCCTCCTTCATTCAGTATCAATACTTTTGCACGTCGCACCATATCCCATTGGTCAATCATATTTGTTGTTTCATCGGTGTAATAAATTTTTACATCTTGCATCTGTGATAAAAACTGTATAAGTTCAGCTTGAATCGGAATTTGATGGTTTGCTCGTAAATTTTCTTTTGTGGCCCTTGGCATATACAATACAGCTATATCCTTTTCTTTTGACGGACATCTATCAATAATATAGTTGTAAAAGTTCTTCATATGGTTCAAACACTGAAATGGACGTCGATGATCTGCCAGTGAAATGTAATAGGGAAATACAAAGCGATTCTTCGTCCCTTGTAAAGAAAATACCACATCTGATTCTTCGATACTAAAGGCTTTGTACATGGACAGTTTAAACTGTCTTTGTTTGATGGAAAACAGCTTTAAAGATGGATATATACGTTTTAGTTTTTCAAACAAAAGAAGATAAATAGCAGATTCAGATACCCAGTGTGGCCAAACCTCGGCATATATAGTATCCACGCAAAAATAATAATTTTGAGGATTCGGTGTTTGATTTGGAACAACGGACACGTCCCATCCATAGTTATCACGTGGTACAACACCTACACCTTCTACATTATCCACTTCATATAGATAATAATCTTCAATTGCGTATGATGGTGGCATTCCCTCTGTTGCAACTCGAATACACTTTGTTCCATTCGTGGCTTTACAGTGCGTTTCCGAACACTCTTCGTGTCCTCTTAATAAAACTGCGTGTTCCATAGATGTAGATTGTTCGTTTCTTAAAGCCAGTCACCACGAATATATATCGCATCACCCCAGCCCTGCATAGCCATTTTAATGGCAACACGCATAAATCCCTTTTCTCTGAGGAACGAATCCAAAACAGGAAGCAAAGGAACATTCTGATACAACTCTTCCACGTTGACTTCTACATACAAAACATCCACTTTATCTAAATACTTCCCTGCACTTTCTAATGCGTGATATTCTACACCTTGAATGTCGAGATTCCAGAAATTTAAATCATCAATCGGTATATTATTCTTTTCAATCCATGTATCCAGACGAATACTTTGTTTTTGTTCCACATGATCGACACCAATATGAGGATACCAAGCCAAATGCCGCTGAAACGGTAAAAGACTGCTACTCTGTACGCTACCCTGCGATAATACATCTCGTGATACATAAAAATTCAATATCCTTTCTTCATTATAAATAACTGCTTCATATACATTCGGTATCCCTTTCTCTCGGTTCATTTTCACCTTTTCAGAAATTGCTTCAATCCAATAGATTTTCCTAGGGTCAATTCCCTTTCCCACATAGGCCTCTTGCTCTTCACAATCATGTGCCCCCAAATGCAGCACACCTCGGATTTCTTTCCCATATTGTTTCACTATTTCACACACCTCTGAAAAATGAATCCACATTCTCTTTGCTTTTCCTCATTTCCCTTTAAACTGTGAGTTAAACCTCGTTTACTCTAGACTCTAGACATGTTAAGCTATCAAACTCGCCTTGAATCTTTTCTTTTATCATCCATTGAATATCTGCGCAACCAATCAGGCGTTCAGAGATGGTGTTTGATTTGTGAAGATGTTGTGAATCTCTACAGTAGCTTTCAACAACAGGTATCCTTAGCAACACTCTCTCCTGAAGACTTTCTTACGCTTTTAACAAAGCCTCTTTCAGAAATCCCACCCGAAGTACACCAAGCCTTCCTATTACAACTTCAACAACCTGAGTTTCAAGCCTATATGTTTGTTGATCTACAAGCTCTAGTAGATCCACCTACTACTTGGTGGCAACAGCAATAACTTGGATCTCAATAATTACAATAAGTTCTTATTAAAATAAAAATGTCTTCGGTTTAATACTCATGGAATGCCAGACAGACTACAACTCTATTCATTACCTATTCAGGTTTGCCTAAACATTGCCTAAAGTCATTTGTAATTGATAATCAGCATGATTATTGTAAATCTTTGGGATAAGGAGTTTGCACATACAGAAAAACAACTAGGGTTTGATGGTGCAGGATACAATAAAAAACCTACAAAAATACAATACGTACGAAATCAATTAGAATGGGATGGTATAACATTATTTACAAATTCATGTCTTGATAAAGTGGATTCAGTAAAAAGTAAAATTAAAGTTGCATGGATGGTTGAAGCTAGAGTTATCAATACAAAATCCTACGAAACACTCTGTGAATTAGAAGATAAATTTGACTACATTCTCACATATTATGAGGATTTACTGGAACGAAATCCTACGAAATACTTGGCATATATTATGGGCTGCTGTCGCATTCCTGAAGAAGAACAACAAGTATATCCAAAAACCAAACTTCTATCACATTTGGTCACAAAAAATAAAACAACATTTGCTCATAAATTTCGTCATACATTGGCTACTTTTTTTCAAGTAAATAATCTGCCCATAACTATCTTTGGTGAAAATCACACCCCGTACCCAACAAAACTTGAAGCCCATAAAGATTTTATGTTTTCTATTGTTATTATGAATAGCTCAGAAAACTTTTTTATTACAGAATGGCTTATTGATTGCTTGCTTTGCGGAACAATTCCTATATTTTATGGATGCCCAAAAATTCATTATTTCTTTAATATTGATGGAATTATTCAAATTCATAATCCTGATGATATAGTGAACGTGCTGCCAACTCTAACCCCAGACTTTTACGAATCCAAAAGAGCTGCCATCATGGAGAATTTTCATAAAGCAAAAGTCTTTCAGAGCCCAGATGATATGGTCGCAGAAGTGCTAATGAAAATACCGATTTGAATATTTCTTGCGAAGTAAAGTTAATCCATTGTTGTACGGAAGCGTTGAAAACTCCCAAAACTGTGGATTCAACTCAGCAACTGCACGATACGGACCACCATTTGCCCATTGCCCACTTGTAAGTGTTAAATCAGAATGGTAATAAGGGCAGGTATTACCATACATGAGATCATGAATCAATATAACAGTTCTTGGTGAAACAAGGCGATCAATCTCTTCAAGTTCTTGTTTTACATGCTCATATGCATGCCAATCATCTACAAATATCAAATCATAAGGTTCATTAGGACTGTCATTCTTTAGAAATGAGAGTGCATCACTTTGAATAAATGTCCAATTTTTTTGTAGTTCATCAGGAGGCGTATAGCATGTGGGTTGAATATCAACCGAAACTACTGTACCGTCATTTTTATAAGCAGCTAACAAAAGAGGCCGCGTACTATCACCATTGCGTACTCCTAACTCCAATATACGTTTTGCTTTCATACCTACCGCAATAGCATAGAGCGTTAAAACATGCTGGTCTGAATCACCTTTCCCTTTTGATGTTATCCTTTCAAGGTCATAAATGTTCATAAAGAATATATAGTACCATGCTTTATGTTTTAGGTTCTATCATACTTAGAAATACAGAACGTATTCCCTCTTTTAATGTCGTTTGTGGTTTCCACAATGTATCAAGCAACGATGCTTCAGGTTCATTTTTACGATTATGGAAGGTGTCTATGTATGTTCCTTCTTGAATTGCTATAGTCTTATGTAAAATCTCCAATGTTAACTCCTTGATAGTTTCTGCTATATCTTTAATTGAAATCCAAGTTCTTGATGATATATCAATAATTTCCTTCTTCTGAAACTGATTATAGTTCAACATAATCGTATGAAGTGCAGATGCCAAATCATACGAATATAGAAACAAACGCTCTTCCTTTCCATCCGTTCGCATCTGAATTGTATCAGTATGAATGGCTTGGTGTAAAAAATCGGGTATAACGTGAGATTTTTCCGTTATAGGCTCACTCCCATACACATTCCATAGTTTTACATTGATGCCCTCTAGAATATCGGTATACAGCTCACCGAGTCGTTTTAAAACAGCATAGGGATTATTATTCATATTAGACATCATCGATGAAGTATAAATAAAAGGCTTAGGACATTTTTGTAAAGATGAAAAGGTATTACGCATAAGTTCCATATTGTTTTCAATGTATTGTAATGAATGGACGTTGTATTTTGAACCTCCAACATCAAATGCTAAAAAAAGAACAAAATCAACCATTGGAAGAATCTCGTCTACATTGTTTGACTCTCGTAAATCGTATTGATTACCTAATCGGATGTCCCATCGTACAACGTCATGTCCCATTTGTTCAAAGAAATGTGAAACAGCTGTTCCAACACAACCCTCAGAGCCCAGGATAAGAACACGCATTATAAGTTCTTCTATTCTATACGATACAATGTTTAAGCGTAGTTTAGAATGGAACTTGTCTTACCTCTTGACTAAACCCATAAAATGCACGCTGTCTTGAAGCATCCCTATACTCATATTCATTATGCATTTCACAAACATTACAAATCCAATCACGCCCTCCCTTTAAAAACTTGCAAAAAACATTGGGATGCGCTTTACAACGAAAACAAAAGACAGTATTAGGTTCAAACAGCATGCTCGGACGATTAATCAAATGATTGGAATCCTTAGGTGCAGGTTCAATGTAAGGAAGATAGGGTCGTCCCACTGTGACTTTAACTGGATTATGCCAAAAATAAACACTGTCTTTGTGGCGATGAATTGTCTTTACCTGAAAACAGGGATTCCAAACAGCCGCGCCAATGCGATGCCAGGCATCCAAAAAATTACATTCTCCACCCCACCTATTTTGTCTGTGATCCACTTGTTCATAATTAAAGTTGGCAGGAACGGGCGTCCGAAATACAAAACAGTCGGCACAACCACCAGCCGAATGTACTAAGGCGCATGTTGTTTCATCACATACAGTATGATGTTCATCTGTTGGCTCGTGTCGCGTTAAGCCAAAGACAGTATTTATAGGAAGAAAGCGGTCAAAAAAGGAAAGCTCAATATCCCTGTTAAAATGAATATCTGTCGCCATTATACAGCATACTTCATTATCAAGAATATTTTGGCGAATATACAAGAGAAAATCTTTATAAAATGCCTGTCTCCAATGTTTGATAAAGAGTACTTTGGACTCGTATTTTTGCGCTAAATTCTTAAAATATTCCATGTGTTCATCTTTTTCATAAAAGACATACATGCGGTGAACAAAATCATAAGAAAGATTTGTTAAAAAACTAAGTTCCAACTCCTTATTTCGTGTTAGAACCTTTGCTTTCTGTTCTTCTGAATCATTATCAGCGTATGTATTTTGGTAAATTTGCGTAAAAAGATGAATTTTATTGGTAGGAACAGGTAGCTGCTTGATTCCTAGACGTTCAAGCCTTTGTGCTGTCCAAAAAGATTGGCCATACACACCTCCCTCAAAATAATCTCGAAACTTCGGATATTCGTTGCCATCTTTATCAAATTCATACACCTGTCCTACAAAATGAAGCCCATTTCCAATTGGCACTTTGAAATTCGTTTTCACAGAATCAGGTTCAAATGTCTGCAGGTCATCATGAACAAGAACCACACCCCCAATATAGGGATAAAACATTGTCTCTAGAAATTGTTGATCACTCCAAAACGAATGTACATCATGGTCTTTACGATAACTATCAAAGACACTCCGAATTGTAGCATTCAATAAACCCTTTCGCATAGCAAAACATCCTGCCATAATTTTGTGAAAATGGTTCGGATGGTCGCGAACAATATGAACAAGTCTGCCTGAGGCTAAAAAATCATGGATAGTAGACCTGTCTCGTTCATATACACGACTGTCTGCATCGCGTACAATCATAACTTCTACATCTGGATCGTCAATTGCAAAAAAACGGTACAGTTTATTCACCATGCCCGTCTCACCTGTGTGGATGGTTCGTACATTTGGATAGGATGAAATCTTCTGAAGAATTTCATCAGGAACATTCTCACCTATATAGACCCATGTTTCAAAGTCAGGAAACTCCTTTTGGATGATTCCTAGATTCTTGACTAAACCTTTACAATATTTGTCATCCGAGCCAAAGAGTGTAAATGTAAATACTTTTTTCATTCTATCTGTAAAGTATCAGCAACTTTAGACCTACAGGAAAGCATCTTCTAACCTTGTTTTCCAGTTGCTCACACCATTTTCAGGAGTATCCACGTGCTTATAGGCTTCAAAATGAATGCGCCCTTTGTGGAGATGAATAGTCTTAATTTCATCACATGGATTTACCAAATCATATCCACAGTCAGTCCATGCTTTATGAAATACACTTTCTGCTCCAAAAAGATTTTGTTTGTGATCTACGGAATCGTAGGGAAACTCCGCTGGAATCGGCATTTGGAATATAAATACATCGGAAGAACCACCATTCCCTGTAAAATTACAGGTTTCGGATGTACAGATTGTATGTCCTTCATCTGTAAATTCATGACGAGTCAACGATATCAAACGCTTAGGTCTAGCAATGCGCAGAATAAATTCATGGTCCTTAAACGAATTAAAAAAGATATCCGAATTCATAATACACACCAACTCGCCTTCTTGAAAGGTTTGACTAGCATACTGAACCAACTCTTTGTAGGTTGGTTGTTTCCCATGATAAACATAGACAACCTTTTCAGGGAAAAATTTAGACACATTCGTATAGAATTCCTTCGCTTCTGGTGTATCATGAAAAATATGAATAGATTTAATGTTTGGATCATTACAGTTTTTCAATAAACAGTATGCCTGTTCCTGTAAACGATTCTGTTTCAGCATAGCATCATACTCGTTTTTTATAAGGTGAGCATCATAGATAAACAATTGAATAATAACATTCATGGCTAAAAACTAGAATAAATGTTCTTAAAGCTTCTTCACTGCCGCATCTTTAAAGACATACTCTTTGACAGGATACTCTTTCACACGGAACTCCCATTGCATCGGATGCCACTGATGAAAAAACCCTGGCATCTTTCTCCTGTCTTTCTTCGCTGCTGGAATACTGTCTGACAGTGCCCTGTCTTCCCATCCCCATGATACATTGTGTAGCCATCCATTCGTCTTCTTGTAATCCTCAATTCGACAGGCAAAATTTCCAAAGGATGTATCGCGCCATAATCCTTTACTGTGATCCGCCAATGAAAACGAAAAGAAAATCGGATAAAAAAACTGTTTTCTACTACAACACTTTACAGCTTCTTCAAAGACTTTTCTATCGGTAAACTGTAAATCCGCATCGCAGAAAAATACACTGTCTGCCTTAAATTTCTGTTCGGCTATAACCACCGCTTTGGCTAGTCCTCCTCCCCTGTCAAAAAAGGGATAGTCTACAACTGTCTCCAGATGCCATAGAAGCCTGTCTCCACACTCCTGTTCCAACATTGCTTTCATATCAGCATCAGAACTCTGATAATCAACAACAACAAGAACCCAATCGTCTTCTGGTCGCTTTTGTGCTACCAGACTCTGGACCATTCGTGGAAACAAAGGAAGAACAAGTTGGCCTCCTGGTGTGGAAATTGGTGCTTGGGTATACTGAGGACAATCTTCGATCTGGTTCGCAACATGCTTTAAAAAAGACAGGGAATCTTCCTTCTCTACTACCACACAACTCCTGTTTTTAATGGCTACACACACTGCTAAGCGCATCTACACATTATGAAGCAACGGCTTTAGCTGATTCCGCATACTCTTTCTTAGCCTCACTCGCATTGAGAACTCTCCAGAACCAGGCATCATCCAGCAAACGAATACTCATGTTCATCTGAACAGCTTTATTGAGCAGACTCTTATTTGTGTACTTACGAAGAGTCTCAAGTTCCGCAAGTGCCTGTTTCGCAGCAGTAGGTCGCTCGGTATGAGTAGTCCATTCTGCAATTGTCAATGGTCCTGTCCGAAGTTGATACAGTGCCCTAAACGTTTCTGTTCCTACCTGATGCAGCATGCGCAGAATCAATCCCACTTCTTTCTTCTTCTCTTTTCCATCTGCAATCATCTGAAGCGACCGCCCCCAGTCCTCCTCCGTGAGACGCTGCATCAAGAAGCGAATATTCACGTCTTTTGTGAGATCACGAGTATCCTCAATGGGGTAATCCCGAAAGCGCATATCCTGAATATCAACAAGAGCACGATGAATATTCGTGAGTTGTGCCTTCTCTTGCGGCTGAAGGCCAGGGATCTCATCCATGACAAATCGGACAAAGTTATAATAATCAGGAAGGTTGTTCTCTCCGCAGGGATTATCTCCTGCTTCACGCGGTATAACACCATTATGAACCCTTCGTAAGTATTCATAGTAGTGGGGGTTGTGAACACGCGCATTCACAATAGCTTGACCTGTATGCCATGAGAAGGTGGTGTGGCAACCTGTACACCACATCTGATCACAACCATCAATCTTGCTGATTCGGATTCCACACTTGGGACACGGTTTCGTCTCCTTCTTAATCATCTGAGCCGTTGCTTTTGCCTCCTCATTGCAGACATGCGTATCATCGGAACGACCCTTTTTCTCCACATGACAATCCGCACAGAAGTTCTTCTCACATGTTCCACACTTCCAAGCACTGCTCAGAAAGCCTCGACAATCCTCAGCAGGACACTTCATGATAAACTGCCGCGCTTCAGGTGCTTTTCTTCCCGTAAGAATTTCGTTCGCATTCCACTTTTCTCTCATTAGAACGGCAATCTCCAGCTTCAGAGCAACAATCTCTTTTGATAGTGGGCGCATTTGGGTTTTATAGTCTTTGGGGTCAATCTTCGCATCCGCCAGCAGGTTCTGAAGAGCTGTTCGTTCCTTCTTGAGAGCCATACGACGAGTTGATAATGCCAAAAGTTGTTCACTTGTACGTTCTACAGCTCTCGTTGCCTCTACAAAGACCTGAAGAGACGGAAGACGAGCGCGTTCAGAATCAATCAGACACTTCTGGCGATGCTTCCGAAGAGGACCGGTGCGAAATGTCTGCGTAAGATGAATATCAATGAACTCACGATTCCACTCACGTTTACATCCCATACAGGACGGGTTAGCATGTGTTGTCAGGAGATACTGAGATGTACACTGACGGCACGCATGAAACGGACAATAAGGGCACTGGATAGGTTGGCGAATGACCTTTGTGAATGTATTTACACAGACGGGGCAGGTCTCCATTGTGAATTTTTTCCGCCCCACCATCCTCCGCCTCGGTATTCAATTTTACTGGCTAACCAATTTCTGTGTTAGCAACCACGAGCCCTCTACAGAAGCACTCTTCTTCCACCATTCACGACAGGCTTTTGACATCTCAATCCATTTCTCCTCGGAAACCGTAGCTAATTTCGTCTTCATCTCTTCAGGAGTTTCTCCTCGCAGATAGTGAATACCCTCAACTGGAGGATCAGCATAGAAACTCATATCGACATCTGATGCAACGATAGGAACGCAACCCATCGCCATACATTCAACTTCACGATGGCATTTCTTTCCAAATCCAGCCAAACACAGTCCAAATCGCGCCTTTGCTAACTTCTCAAGATACTCTTTGTGTGTAAAGACATAGGGTGTGGATTCTCCTGAAACTAATACAAAGTCATCACAAATAGAGGCCCAATCCGCGGCTGTTCGTCTTCGCTCCTGAACCTTGTTTTCCATCTTTCCATAAAAGACACACGTCTTCTCACGATCAGCATAGGATGTATCGCCGAGCGATGACATCTCCTCTACAAGACGAGGTTTGCGTGGCCAGAAGAACCAGGAACTAGCTGGACCGCCCGTTTCAACCGGTTTGGGATTTCCAAACAAGGCCTTCTTCCATTTCTGTTCAACCGCTGGTGCTGCGAATAGCCAATCCAATGTAGGCCTATCATACAAGAGAACATCACCAACAGCACCCAGCCAAATCTGAACAGCGGCAGGATCTTCCACAAGCTCTACATATCCTTTTTCTGCCCACAAAGAAGCCATTTCTCGGAACGAATCTCCAGCATGACTAAAGAACCCAGAAATAGATCGTGGCATATGAAGAATAGGAAGAGTTGAAACTTGAGATTCAGTTGAAAGAGCCTTCAGTGTCTCAGGAACATACTTATAAATAAGATCTTGGGTGGCTTTATCAGAACCACGAGGAACACTAATAAGCCAATGGGACAACCCTGCTGCCCCTGACACATGTGCTGCGTCTCCGTTTGGATTCATTTCATTCTGAATTTCTACAACATATGCTCCACGAGGAAGTGCCCAGGAAAACCCCCATGCGGACACTCCTGATGTAGAGATAAATCCTTTTGCGCCTTTGAGTTTCTCAACAATTCGCTCAGGCGAGGTCCTGTCCTTAAAGACAACACTCCAGATATGAGTTGTATGATCCTCTTCCCATCTACGTACCATATCCATGGTTATATGCGTCCCATCAATCATAACGACCCAACGATTCTCTGTGGTTTTTTCCTCCCACCTCATGCGTAGATTTCGACGCAAACAGTCAATTTCTTCCGTATGAAGTTCTTGTTGATCAGCCCATGGATATTGAATTGCCTCCTCACACCAAATCTGTGCGGTGTCTGAATGAGGAATGACAGGAAGTTCTTTGGTTTTCCACTGAAACAGTTCCAACACTCCAGCCATTTCCTTTCCAGCCCAAAATTCTCCATGACCAAAATCTTCTCGCATCCGCAAAATCTTGGAAAGATAATACAGTGTATATCCCTCTTGGGTTTTTACTTCCTGTTCACGCCATGGAACAGCAAAGGAACGTTTGACCCCATAAGCAGGCGTTATGGGACTCAATTGACTCTTTGACCAGGCATCCTTTGAAGCCTCTTCACGGCCAATGTAGAGCGTATTGTATCCATAAATAAGTCCTTGGGGTGTTTGAAAGACATTGGAAAACTTATACAGAGGAATTGTTTCTTCCTTGTGGGCATTGGTATCCTTCGCATTCCATACATACCGATTCTCTCGTTGCAACATCTTGCAGTAGGTTTCCAAAGCTTTGGGTTGCACAGAATGGAGGGGACGAGAAAAGCTCTGATACTTGACCAAGTTAGTCTGCTTATCTGCTAAAGAAAAGACAGGCTGCATATCATGAATTCCAGTAGGATCAACATAGAGATACGCAGGCTTATCCACAACATCTTTGGGATCATACGTACGAACAGCAGACAATTGAAGATGATGGGTTTTCAAACTCATACCTGGATTCGTAATTAAGAATTTCTTCCTCAGCATCTCGACGGTGATAGCATTATCACATCCTGCCTTGCCAAAGGGAAAAGAAAAAGGAGGCCACTCCCATGTCTTTGATTGCACAGAATCAGATAAGAGACACCAAGTGTCTTGGCTGTCATTTCGAGGACCGAAGACTTTGGATGTTCCATCTTCCTGTACATCCCACCGCAGCAACGCCATAAAGACATCCTGAAGAGCTACAGACCATACATCTTTCCAGGATGGTGAATCCAACCAAATATCCGCATTCCCAAAAACGCAAATTGTATTCGGTGGAACAGATGTTTGAATGTACTGAAGGACATCAGAATACATCAAACGATGGCCAATGACCTCCTGATGAAGTTTGGCGTGTTTAGGAAGATCTACACTGTAATCTTTTTCATTTAATAGTACAACTTTGTCAATACATTTGGCTTGAAGATTTTCTTCCAAACACTTTTTGATTTCTCGTGCCCTTTTCGCTTTTTCAGGTTTATAGTATTGCGTAAGAAACCAAAGCTTCTTGGGTTCTTCATCGATCAGCTGAACATGTCCATTGATAGATACTAGATGAGTAAGTCTATCCGATGTATAGGTCAAGGGAAGACCTTGAATCCTAGACATACGCATAACCGCTGCAATTTCTATGACTAAATCCTCCTTTGAGCCATCCCACATAGGACCAACAAACGGATAGAGACGATGAATTTCATCAAGACAAAGCAGATTCAAAATCCGTAGCGCACGAAACTTCTGCTCGCCAATAGCTTTGGCCAAATCTACAAGAATAAAGATCATTTTGTACTTTTGTCTATCCGCATTTAAAAACCAATCCACTGTTTCTTTCTGCGAATCCATCAACGCAATATAATCCAATTTTATACCTTTGGATTCCCATTTCTGAATAGAGTCAACTCCGATTGCGAGGGTTTCATACCGATCCCAGGGAACATCTGCCGATTGCGAATCTAACCAGACCAATGTTTTTTGATTCTTCCATAGAGACGCATCACTGCGTAGAATGCGAATAGGTTTCCCTGTCTTTGGATTCTGCGCCAACATTCTAGATATCTAAAACGGCAAAGGTTTAGATTAACTAGAGCATGGAACGCCAGGACGTTTGTATTTTACTTAATAGTACTCCCAAATACTATCATCTTTTGCCTCTTCAACTAACAATGATTCGGCGATATGCTCCTCGTCTTCAGTGGCCTGTCTATTTTGCCACGGAGCATATCAACCATCCTATTACACTTAAACTGATGGTAGAGCATGGTGTTCAACTGATTGTATTGCCACCCGAAGCTCATGGGTTCTTAGAAAGTAGAGCAGTTGCTTTGTCCAAACTTCCTCCCCAAATCCTCTATGTTCTTCCTCTCCAAGAAGACTTTTTGCTGGATAGAAAACCAATGTATGGAGCACTGGTAGATGCTTTGACCATTTTGGATACAGATAGATCTATTGGTTCTTTGCGCCTGATGCCATGCCCTGGACCACAGGAATCTGATCCTGTCTACATGAAAGGAAAACCATGGAAAATTCTGACAAGTCAAGATGAATATATCTTTACCTACCAAGCAACTTTGTGGCGGCGCATGGACCTTCTTACCTATTACACAACATTGCTTCATGCAATTGAAAAAGAATTCGGTCCTATGACACCTGAGAAACGAAAACAAATCGCTCTGAATTCTAACATTGGAGAAAATCGCTACGGACAAACCTGTTTACAAGACTGCCTTCCCAATGTTCTTCATTTGGCGTGGCCTCGTCAAGGGAAATGGTCCAATGCTGTATATCTTTGCCCGTGGCCTTATCGCCCAACTGCTGTGACGCGTGGAAACCTCGAAGCCTTTGCGGAAGAACTCTTTCAACGTGAGGGAGTAAAAATTGAAAAGCCTAAGGGGAACATTTTGGTCTGAGGTCCTATGAATATCTTTGTTCTGGATTCCGATGTCAAAAAGGCAGCACAAGCGCATGCCGATAAACATGTTGTCAAAATGTTGTTGGAAGCATGTCAACTTCTATATACTGCTCATTGGTTCTTTGCATATCCTCAATTAGAACAATACAAGGCTGCTATTCAGCTTTCTATTGCTCAAAAAAAACTGTCAATCCCTCAATCAATGATTTCTGCTCCACCCTCGTTGACCCGTCCTGATGAACAAGGATTCCGCCCTGTACATATTCATCATCCCTGTGCCAAATGGGTTCGTGAATCTATTGAAAATTATCGCTTTTGTTCCCTGCTAGCAATTGAACTTTCAAACGAATTTAGCTACCGATATCCTAAAAAAGGAGCACATGAGTGTGAACATCATGCTCATTGGCTTCTTTCCAATCCGCCTCCTGGAATTCCAAACACGAATCAAACATCCTTTGTGTTGGCGATGGATGATATCTTCAAAACAGATGATCCAATTGAATCATATAGGAATTACTATCAAGTTTCCAAAAGAGAACGAGGATTGCTACAATACAAAGTACGACCTCCTCCAGATTGGCTTTAGAGGTTTGTTTTTCCTGGTGTATTGTCCAGAACAACTGTGGCGCAGATTGACGACATTGGAGAGACAAAGAGTTGATTTGTTGTGGGAACGCGTGGTCCAAAGGTATGTTGCAAAGTGAGAGTGGAATACGCATCACCATTTTTCACAGTCGAAAGGAAGTAAGGATCGGTTATTAAAAACCTATTTTTTTCTTGGAAGAAAAAGGGTAAATTGATAGCATTTGCATTCAAAACATAATAGCTAAGAGATTCAATTCCAAGAATTGTGGATGCGGTAGGTGTGCTACCAGCCACCAATAGAGTATTGAATTGATAATCACGGGATGTCACATCATAATAGCCAAACTGTAAATTGGTTTTGACTTCAATATCCAACTTCGTAGTAGAAACAAGTATTTCATTCCGAAGCGATTGACCCAAATCAAAGGCGACTGTACTCAATGTTGTTCCTCTTGTTATACTGGAGTAGATGTAGCCTATATTTGAAAAATTGGTAGCATTGATGTTGGAAAAGGTAGAACGAAAAATAGAATACGAAGAAGATACATATCCTAGTGTTCCTAAGCCCTCTACAGTGCTCACAAGCTGTGTAGATGATACATAGTCTGCTGTTCCTAATCCTTGAACTGTGCTTCCAAGAGCAGCTCCAAGAGCTCCTGAGCTTATAAACCCAATACTACCCAATCCCTCTACAGTACTAACTAAGGAAAGAGAACTAACATAGGAAATAGATCCCAAGCCCTCTACAGTGCTAAAAAGTTGAGTAGATGAAACATATCCAGATGTTGCTAAACCCGTGACAGTACTCGCAAAGGGAAGATCCAAGACAGCAGTAGATAAATAACCTGCTGAACCTAGACCAATTATCGTGCTTGTAAGCATGGAAGTACTTATATAGCCTGATGTCCCTAATCCTGTGACTGTACTCGGTAGAAAGAACTGAGGGGTACTCTGTAATCCGATGTAAAACGCATAGGACGTTGAGAGAATTTCGCCATTCAATGTGCTTAATTGAGCCGGAAGATTCGGTACTCCAATGGTACTAAGAGACAAACTGGGACTCAAAAAGGTCGCCACGCCTTTCGTGAGGGACGTGAGGATATAGCCAGTGGAAAAAGGCAAATTATTAGAAATATCATACGCAAAGATTCTTCGTAAAACGATGGAATCTGTATCGTATGTTCTGCGTGATGAGACACTCATCTCTCTTCTTCATTTCTACTTATTTATTACAGGTAGAAATACTAAGGGGCTTCGTTTCCTGAGACATCCACTGTGTTTCCTGAGACATCTACAGTAATTACAGGATCAAGAATGGGAACATAGGGACTCTGACCAGACTCTAAGACATCGCTGATTGTGTATCCCCTCGATGTTAAATCTTCCATATATTTACAATACATGAAAGGAACAAGTGAATTAGCATCAAATTCATAGTGCGACATTAGAAATGTACAACGAGCAGGAATAAATGTCATGTAAAGTCCTGAAGCTCCTGCTTTGTATTTTTCTCTAGACATATACACGCCAAAGATACAGTTAACACGAAATCCTGTCTGTTCTATCCCCGCGTCAAAGCCACGGAGGACAACATAGAGACCGGAAAGATCAAACCCATCAGGTGTAGTGAACTGTTGAAGAACTTGAATGCCCATACTCTATTCTATAATGAATCTACTTTAGATAAAAGGGGCTGTCGCGTAACGTTGTATTTCTGTATCGGCGAATGCGCCATTGTAAAAAACGAAATCTGTTAGATTTCCTATCATATATTGTGTTGTACCAGAGGTATATCCTAATATATATATTTCGAGGGTAGGTGTGTTAGGATTTGTTGAATTTACAGCATAGGATGTTCCATCTACCCATAACGTCCAAACACCCCCACTTCTCCGAAGAGCTACATGATACCACGTATTCAAAGAAAGAGCCGCAGGCCCAGCCTTAACCGCAATAATACCTCCTAAGACTACAGTAAAGCGCTGATTATTTGTTGCTGATCCATCATAACGAACACCGTATCCATTAGCAGTGGAATCACCATTGTAAAATAACCACTGTTCTACACTACCAGTGCGAAATTGGGTTATATATACACGACACATCATAGTAATATTGTCAGTACTCGTAACTTGACCACCAGCATTTCGTAAAAAACCATACGCATTTGTTGTTAGATAGCATGTTTTTATAGCAGCAGACCACCCTGTTTCTGTTCCTGGAATAGTGGAATTTGTTGCCCAACCAGTTGGAAAAAATCCCGTCCAAGGAGAAGCTGATGGGGCAGCATAATTAGTACTTGATCCACGTAGGTTGTAAATAACTTTTCCGCTTTGCGACAATGACTGCTGTATTGAAAAGGAATTCAGCGGAGTCGGCATATCTACTTAAAAGTTATACAAAGATGAAGCATCTGATAGCACGGTTACTGTAGTCCCAGGAGCAACGAGTACAGAATTTACCGTAAAGTTTTGAGTACTGCTAGGAGAATTGCGTATAACAACATTCCATCCATTTCCTGCAGTTGCTGCTGCTGGCAAGTTAATCGTAAGAGAAGCGGTTGTCGTCGTAAAAAGAAAATAACTATTAATATCGGTTGTAGCAACTGTTGGACTCGCAGCAATCGTAGAAGTTATAAGACGGATTCCTGATTGGAATGTTCCAGACACACGTCCAGTTCCATTAACATCTAATGTGTAAGATGGAGTAACTGTATTGATTCCTACACGCTGGTTTGATCCAACCATATACATTATATTTGATGTCCCACCATTATTGACGGCATTAAAGGCAATATCAGCAAAATTTGAAGTATTGCGCACATAGGATGCTACGGTGGCAGCACCAGTATTTGTAGCAGTCCATTGCAAAACAATATTATGAGAATTTGTATTTGTACTTGTTATAAAAATAGCTCCATTTGTTTGTATGCTTCCATTTAGATCAAGTTGAAACGCTGGATTGTTTTTGTTTATACCAACACGATTGGCGAATGAATCTATCATCAATGTATTATTTATAAGAAGGGATGATGTCTGAGCCATGATTTGATTCGTTGATTGTAAAAATGCTGGAATATTTTGAGGCAAGATGCTGAGATTTTGTTGAGCATAAGCTGGAACGTCATTGGAAGAGTAAGCGATACCGAATCCAGACACAGCAAATGTTGGTCCTGATGAGTTTATCCAGTTTATGCCATCAAAACTATATTTTAGATTTTGAGTCGCATCTACTCCTGTAGCAACCCAGAAAGATCCATTCCAAGCCACACGTCTTGCTGCGGTCGAATACCCACCACTTGCTGAAGGAGACCAGTTGATACCATCAAAACTGTATTGTAATGTATTCGCTGCTGTGGTATCAGTTCCACCAGCTACCCACATCTGACCATTCCAACCAATACCATTGCCCCCCGAAGAAAACCCAGTTCCTATTATATTTGACCAGGTAATTCCGTTTCCACTGTATTTAATTGTACCTGCTGGTGTCCCAGCAGCACCTACCGCTATCCATAGTCGTCCATTCCAAGCTACACCAAAACAACCACCTGATGCTCCACCTGTAAACGTATCGCCAGATCCACTTGTCCAGTTAATACCATCAAAACTATATTTCAAACAATCACTTGCTGTCGCAGTAACACCACCTGCTACCCACATTCGCCCATTCCAGCCAACTGTCCAACCATTCGTTGTAAAAGCTGTAGCAGATGAATTAGACCAGTTGAGACCATCGCCACTGTATTTAATATTTTGTGTAGCATCAATACCTGTAGCAACCCACAAACGTCCATTCCACGCTACACCATATCCTGCGGTAGCGAAACCACCACTTGTTACATTGGACCACGAAATACCATTAAAACTATATTTTATAGAAGCATTACCAGCAGCAGTTCCAACAGCAATCCAATACTGACCGTTCCAAGCTACACCAATACCACGTGTAGCAAAGCCTGTTCCAGCAGAGTTCGACCAGTTGATTCCATTATAACTGTATTTAATTGTATTATTATCTGTTGCTTCTTCTCCTACAGCAACCCACAAATTCGAGTAAGAAGGAGCTATGTTAACATTGCTAATAGACGACGTGTAGAATTGTTGGGTACTAATGTTCTGGAATCGGCCTGCCCCATTTACATCCAATAGAAATTGCGGACCAATTGTAGCATTTGTTCCTATCCCCACATTTCCATTGGACATACGCACCCATTCTGTGTATGCACCCGTAGCGGCCGTCGTACCGAAACTATGAGATGTTGTTGTGGCATCGGCTGAATACCTAACATAACTGGTAGAGATTGCAAAACCAGCGTATGCTCCTACTAAAGCTGAAGCATCACTTCCTGCTGCTAGCACAATTTTTCGTCCTTCTGTATTCGGAAAACGAAGTGTAGACATTTGAGCAAATCCATTTACGTTCAATATGTAATTACTACTGCCACTTCCAGCAATCTGTGTTCCAATTCCAACACTGGAAGCATTCAATAGGAAGGTACTAAGATTGTTGGCTAAGCTTCCCACTGTACTTGGCAAAACCGTATTCAAAGTACTCGTCAAACTGGGGGTAGAAACATAAATATTGCCTAAGCCTATAACTGTACTTGCTAGACTCAATGTAGAAACATAAAAAGTTCCTAAGTTTCGTACTGTACTTGGCAAAACCGTATCCAAAGTACTCATTAAACTCAATGTTGAAACATAAACAGTTCCCAAGTTTCGTACTGTACTTGGCAAAACCGTATTCAAAGTACTGGTTAAACTGAAGGTAGAAACATAGATATTTCCCAAGTTTCGTACTGTACTTGGCAAAACCGTATTCAAAGTACTGGTTAAACTGAAGGTAGAAACATAGATATTTCCCAAGTTTCGTACTGTACTTGGCAAAACCGTATTCAAAGTACTGGTTAAACTGAAGGTAGAAACATAGATATTTCCTAAGCCTGTCACTGTACTAGTTAGACCAGAAGTGGATATGTAGATGCTACCGAGACCCTCTGTGGTAGAAAAAAGAGATGGGGACGATATATAGCCCAAAGTAGCCAATCCTTCCACAGTTGAAAGTAAAGATGGTGTTGAGATATAGGTCTGTCCTAAACCATCAACAGTTGAAAGCAATGAGGCAATAAGCAAAGGAGGTTCTCCGTTGATAGATGATATCGATAATACCAATGAACTAAGAGTTATAGCTCTGGTTGTTCCAGCCACATCCAAATCAACCTGAGGAATATTTGTATTGATACCAACACGATTATAAAAAGCGTCAATATCAAGAGTATTATTGATAACGAAAGAAGATGGTTGTGTGAGAATTTGATTGGTGGATTGAAGGAACAGAGGAATATTCTGAGGTAGAATACTTAGATTCTCCTGTTTGTATGAGGGAGTGAAGTTAGATGCGAATGCCACGCCATTACCATTCGTTCCAAATGTTGCTGCCCCTGATGAATTAAACCAGTTTATCCCATCAAAGCTGTATTTGATACGATTATTTGCAGTTCCATCTACACCGGTTGCCACCCAAAGTGTTCCGTTCCATGCTACACCTCTTCCTGAACCTGTAAATCCACCAGAAGAAGATGCGGTCCAATTTATTCCATCATAACTGTATTTAATATTGTTTGCCGCTGAGCCACCCGAGCCTACTGCGACCCATAAAGTACCGTTCCATGCAACTCCGAATCCGTTGTTTGCAAAGCTTCCTGAAGAAGAAGCAAACCACGTTATACCATCATAGCTGTATTGAATTGTCCTTGATAGTGTTGTATCATCACCCACAGCAACCCACATACGCCCATTCCAAGCCACACCATACCCTTGAGTTGTAAATCCTGGTCCTGAAGAAAAACTCCAATTCATTCCATCATAGCTGTATTGAATTGTCTGGGAATCTGTAGCAGTTAAACCTACAGCAACCCACATCCTTCCATTCCATGCAACACTAAACCCTGCACCTCCTGAAAATCCTCCAGATGTCGAATTAGACCAATTTATACCGTCATAACTATACTGGATGGTTGCAGCAGCAGTAGCACCTACACCCACAGCGACCCACATCCGCCCATTCCAGGCGACTCCTTTTCCTCCACCTCCTGCTCCATTAAATCCTCCTGATGATGAAGCAACCCAAGTTATACCATCAAAACTGTATTGGATTGTATTTGGATTTGAAAATAAATCTGAACCAACCGCTACCCACATTCGCCCGTTCCATGCAATTCCAAATCCTTGCGATTCAAATCCAAGTCCTGACGAATTCGTCCAGGTTATACCATCCGAACTGTATTTTATTGTTTGAGCATCTGTTGCTGTATTTCCTACAACTACCCAGAGACCCGATGTTGGAGCTGGAATATTAACATTAGTAATAGACGAAGGAATCAAACGAAATGTAGTAAAGGACGTTCCATATGATGTTGAAACTGTAGAAGGTAATCCCGATGTAGCCTGGATACCTGCTGTCGTAGAAACAATGCTTGAACGCAGGGATAATGATGAAATGTAGCCATATGTTCCAAGTCCATCAATTGTTGATAGCAATGAAGTTCCACCAATAGGAGGCTGGCCATTCAGTGAAGAAATGGTAAGAGATAGTGAACTTAGATTGATTGCTCTGGCTATTCCTCCTACATCCAAAGGTGTCTGCGGATTGATCAAACCGATACCCACTGATTGTTTCAAAATTGTATTTCCATCAACAACCAATGTTTCAGGGCCATAGACTGCCATTGTTTTGGTTGAAATAGTATCAAAGACAAAGATGCTACTGGCGGTTATACTGCTTGCATACAAAGTTCCAGTACTTGCTCGTATGCTGCTCAAACTAGGAAAACTTCCTAAAACTGATCCAATAACACTGCTGACCACTATTGAACTTGTAAACAATGACGTTGTTCGTGCTGACCCAGCAACATCCAAAGTAAATGCAGAATTGCTACTGGTTTCTCCAATGTACATTGAAGAGGCTTGAAACTGTTGCGTTCTCACTCCTCCTTGTACACCAATAAAGCTACTGACAACCACTGTTGAAATGGTTATAACTCCATTGCCTGAGGATAAATATCTGGATGATCCCAGACCTGTGACTGTAGAAGCCGTTTGAACTGTATAATAATCACGCGTCACCAAGTTTAATGCATCAACAGAAGACAAGTATCCTGCGTTTCCCAACCCAGCAACAGTAGATATTAAATTCGGGAGGGAAATCTGTGCTCCTGTAGAAATATATCCTGCTGTTCCAAGGCCCGCAATACTTGATGTTAAATTACTTAAAAGAGTCACTGTATTGCTACCTCCTAGTGTCCCATTCAACAGAATTGTCCCGTTTAAAATCGTGCTCCCCTGCACTGTCAATGAAGACCCATAGACTGTTAGAAAGGATGTTGAAAGTGCTCCTGTGTTCAAAATTGTCGATGTTTGAATGCTACTCAACGATGAAATATACCCTGTTGTTCCCAAGCCTATGGTTGTTGAAACCAATTGATCACTCGTTATACCTCCTCCCAACGTTGATATATACCCAACAGTTCCTAGACCTTCCACTGTAGAAACCAATTGATTGCTCGTCACACCCAAAAAGGTAGAGATATACCCTATTGTTCCTAAACCTCCCACTGTCGACAGTAATTGGAACGATGTTACATCTCCCACTGTTCCTGTTGATAAGTAGCCAAGTGTTCCAAGACCAATGTTTGTAGATACAAGTTGAGCTGTAGTTATATCGCCTGCTGTGGATAAGTAGCCAGCTGTTCCCAACCCTGCCGTTGTAGAAATCATAGTAGAAGCAATTGTAAAATAGATATTGCTCACATCCGTCACCAATTGAATCAAAGGAGCTTTGGAGTTTACCGCACCCCACAATTCATCAATTTCATAGCCTGTAGATACATTGTAGCCAACAAAACTGCTTCCAAAACTTGAAAAGGTGTTTCCCACTGTCGTGGAATAATTTTGAAGAGATGTTGACAATGTTGTTCCTTGCACATAGAGACTGCTAACAGTGCTCAGAGTGCTTGGATATGCCCCATAGGCATTCGCGCTAATATCTAAATATCCTTTGCTCGTAAAGGAGGATATACCAAAGAATACAGCAGTCTGACTGACATTTGTACTCAAAAGGATATCACCCAGACCTAGGAACTTTAAGACAGTCGAACTAGAATCCGCCGTAATGTATGTTCCAGCCAGACCAGTTATGTTGGACGTCACTGAAGATGTCGTAGGAACAGCATAAAGCTGCGAAAATCCATAAATGTTTGTAGAAACAACATAAATCGGTGCTGTCGGCCCTTCAATAAACAATGTATTCGTTCCAGGATCAGCTCGCACTTGAATACCTCCTTGCCCCGCGATGCGCAGAGACGAATCCAATTGACCATTGGAAAAAGCATTCAAGGTATTTTCTCCACTCACATCAATTTGACTATATGCTTTTGCAAATAAGGTTGTTTGGTTTGAGCCTGTTGGGCCATCCACCATGCCTATGTTTTCACCCGCCAGCAGCCGAAATTTGTTGAAGGATAGATCTGCCGTATATGTTCCTGCTGAAGTAATTATCTCGTTAAAAGAAGGGTTCATACCTAGAGAACTCGGTATCGCCCAATACGTTCCACCCAACCCATCCGCTGTCAATACCCGCAAAGCAGGTATATTTGAATTCAAGCCATTCTTTGCGAACACAGTACGCAAAGTTATGACATCGGTATCATAAGTCCTCCGACTTGACGCCATCTCTATTAACTTACAGCACATTCTGAAGCGTCAAAAACAACGAGTTGGTCGAGGCCATTCGAACATCCACAAAATTGGATTTCAGGCCATCCGTTAAGTTAAATGTCACTGCTCCAGGCATGTTATGACAGAGGATGTAGTTAGAAGAATAATTATTTGTGAGAACAGAACCAGGAACTTGTAGCTTGATAGGTTGTTGGAACATTGTTCCAAATGTCTTGTCATTTCCAAATACCCAACTATTAGCAACATGATTTAGATGATCAAATGTTCCATACCGCAAGAATGTGCTTAGGGGAAATGTCAAATAGCTATTTGCGTCAGTATTCAAAGGAGAAAATACAAAAAAAGGATAAATATCCAAGGTCACTTTGCTGTTGCTCAAGATCATACTCGAAAAGGCGTCAAATGGAACGACAGCTGTAGAAAAAATCATATTCGAACCCGTTATTGGATTTGGATAAATAAGTCCTGTATTTGCCCCATTCGTTCCTTTATAGGTCATTGACGAAAATATAAAACTACTTAAATTTCCCACAGATTGGGTCGATGATATAACCACTGTTCCACCATTAATAACAATTGTTCCAGCCCTGTCTACATAAAAGGCTGTTTGGAGCAGCGAGCTTAATCCATTCGTTGTGCTCACCAATGCTCCTGTGCTTACATATCTAGATGGATCTAGAAACCAGCTCGTTGTGCTTACTAACGACAATGTACTTACATATCCTGCTGTTCCTAACCCCTCAACAGTACTGTAAAGTTGGGATGTACTCACAAACCGCCCTTGTACTGTTGAATACAAACTACTGGTAAATGTACTGTAAAGCGTTGAAATTGCATTCGTTGTACTTATCAAACTAGAAGTAAAACTTACTGTACTCACATACCCTGCTGTTCCCAGTCCTTGAACTGTGCTTTGGAGAAACGGAACATTGATAAATGCGTTTGTTGTACTCACCAATGCTCCCGTACTCACATACCGTGAAGGATCAAGAAACCATTCTGTTGTACTCACTAAGGATAACGTGCTTACATACCCCACTGTTCCTAACCCCTGAACTGTTGACTGTAAAGAGAGCGAACTCACATACCCTTCTGATCCTAATCCTCTCACAGTACTCGTTAAGTCATTTATGTAAATACCCGTATTGAAAAAAGCATTTCCTATGGCAGTAGAAACCGTGGAAAGACCAATTTGCAAACTGCTTACCATAGACGATACAGAACTGAGATTGCTCGTTAAAGAATTCAATGTGCTGGGTAAATAGCCTACGCCTGTTCCCACAGTACTCAGGAACAACAAAGGATCATTCCAATCAATACCTCCAATACCATCCGTAGTTAAGATGTAATTTGTGGATATAGGAAGTCCTGAATTAGGATCAAGGGCAAACAGTGTTCGCCAGATTAGCATTTCAGTATCATAGGAGCGACGTATTGCTGAATATGGATCCATACGGCACTATCTTTTCGGAACAGAGAGAAGTTTTTGATAGGAAGAAGCGTTTAAGGAGAACAGACGCATTCTGTCTTCTAGATTAGAATGACAGCTGGAGGCGGTCTATTACAATTGGTCGCACGAGGAAAACAAGACGTCTTTTTGACCGGAAATCCACAAATAACATGGTTCAAAATGGTCTACAGGCGTTATACCAATTTCGCGATTGAATCTATGCCCATGTATTTTGATGGTGATCCTGATTTTGGAAAACGTCTCACTTGCTTGATTCCTCGCCGTGGAGACTTGCTCGGCCAGGTCTTCTTAGAAGTTACTCTTCCTGCTTTGACTCTCGCTGGAACAACAACTCCTGCTTCCTATGTCAATGCCATTGGGCATGCTCTCATTCAGGAAATCTCCATTGATATCGGAGAACAAGAAATAGATAAACAAACGGGCGAATGGATGGAAATCTGGTCCAACTTAACCACTACAGAAGATTTGAAATTTGGCTTTTATGACATGATTGGAAAAGTGGATGGCTATATTCCTCCCACCTTGTACGGTCCTCTCAAACTCTACATTCCTCTTCGCTTCTGGTTTTGTAAAAATCCCGGACTGTATTTGCCTTTGTTGGCTCTTCAATACCATCCCATCCGTATCAATATAACATTAAGACCTCTTCAACAACTCTTCTATCACGAACAACTCATAACCAACTGTGATACAACCTCTGTGAATCCTGTAAAAATAACCAATATGCAACTCTGGGGTGATTACACCTATTTGGATGTGGATGAGCGTAGGAGATTTGTAAGCAATGCGCATGAATATCTCATTGAACAGGTACAGTATACACCCAGCATTGGACTTCCAGAATCAGGAAACCAATTCCAGTGCCGTGTTGAATTCAATCATCCTATACGTGAATTTATCTTTGTTCTCCAACGCAACATCATGGAGAGCTATCATGAATGGTTCAATTACAGTAGTTTGCCTATCCAAGAAGCAGGTCGTCGCACAGACTTGTTAAGCTTGGCACTTTTACAGTTAGATGGTCAAGACCGATTCCAGGAACGTGATGCAGGATATTTCCGTCTAGTCCAACCTTGGCAAAGACACACAGTTATTCCGAATGAAGATTTTATCTATCTTTACAGTTTCGCTCTGAGACCTGAAGATTTACAACCTACCGGTTCAATGAACGCAAGCCGAATAGACAGTATTGTCTGGCTGCTGACAACCAACCAAGCAACTGTTCCTGCCCGAGGAAACTGTTCTACACGCATCTATGCTACCAACCACAATGTACTCCGCGTTGTAGATGGCTTTGGTGGATTATTATTCACAATTTAAAGTATTCCATTGCTTTGTGTATAACACAAAAAGACGGAAAAGAAAGACTAACCAGAAAGACACCCATTAAATAGCAATGGAGACACCTCCTACATTTCCAACATATACATCAGGTAGTTACTGGGGAGGAACAGTTCTGCCCTACTGGGTTCTTATGCTCATGACAGCTTTTCCTTTAACAGGGTTTTTCGGACTTGATCACTTACTGTTTCGCTCACCCTCTACGGCTATTTTCAAACTGTTTACAAATTTCTTTACGTTTGGCCTTTGGTATGTATATGATATTGTCCAAGTCTTTACTGACAAACAGTTTATCAAAAACTATGGATTAAGTACTCCTATCAAAGGTCCAGCAGGTCTTGCTCTGAATTACTTTCGCTCCATACCAGGTCAATCGGACACCCTGCCAGCCTCAAAAATAGGAATTGTGTCTTTGCTCGCATTTGTTGTATATCTACTCACCCTACTTGTTCCATTTGGAGTGAGCAACTTCATTGCGGGTGATGTACAAGGAGGCTTTGCAAAAGCATTATTTTCTTTTGGTCCGTGGGGATTGCTCTGGATTCCCTTTTTCTTCGTCGCTTCCTTTTTTGAACTGTATAGAGCTGTCTTCAAAACACAAGACGTTTTTGAAAAAGGTGCGTTGAGACCTCCTCCCATAACTCTCTTCATGGGCGATACAGGCATATCCAAAACCATTATGAAACCTGAAGCCTATGAAAAAGCGATGGAAGTACCTTCCGTAAATGTCTACGATGTCTTTATCAAACCTCTCCTGCGATTCTTTGGCATAACTGATCCAAAGGAAGTAGTGGAAGTTGCATTGGATACGGCAAAATGCTCGGTAATGCCCCCTGTCAAACAAACAGTGGAAGCAGGATTGGTAGCTGCCGATGGGATCAAAGACTTGGCACAGACAGTTCCCCAGATTGCGAACGAAGCCCAAGCGAAACTTCAAGCTTTTACTGATCCAGTTGCCCTCCAAAAAGCAGCTTTACAGGCTTCGGGGTTGCCTGTGCTACCTGTACTTCCATTACAGACTGGTGGCAGTGGCCAATCTGTTCTTGATACTCTCTGGATCGGTGGTATTGGATTGCTTGTACTTGGAGGCGTAGTGGCTGCCGTCTTAAGAAATTTCACCTCGGTAAAGAAGAATGGCCGAGGAGAAACTAAGAATGATACCCCTCCCAACCCAGGAACTCTTTGAGCAACTCATTGGTCGTGTTCCCTGTGATACTCCCTTACCTTCCTTTACGATCGTCTATTTTACAGCGGAATGGTGCAAAGCCTGTAAAAAACTGGAGTTTGCCCCTATCTTTGAAACCGTCCCCAAAGCAACCTGGTACAAATGCGATGTAGATGTAAACGAATACACATTAGGCTATTGTGGTCTTCGGTCTCTTCCATCCTTTCTTGTCATAAAGGATACCAAGATTCTTGGAACACTCAGTGATTCGCGTACAGAGAAAGTAATAGAATGGCTCAAACGCTTTGTCTAAACTTAACAGATGGAGGTAGACTTCCTTATCATAGGAGCAGGTATAGCAGGCCTTCGGTGTGGTATATCTCTTCTTCACAAATATCCAAAGTCTACGGTTATCATACTGGAAAAATACAAGTATGTTGGAGGTCGAGTTGTTACCTTCAAAAAAGAAATACAAGGAGTTTCAAAAGACTGTTCTCATGTTCAATGGGAAAATGGTGCTGGACGCATTCATACACATCATCATCCTTTGGTTATGAGTCTGGTAAAACTGTATGGACTTCATACGATACCCTTGAATCAACGACAGGTCTACCTGGAAAATGGAGTTCTACAACCCAATCTTTTTGAACCAACCTTGGATGCTCTTCTTCCTTCTATCAAAGCTCTTCCTGCCTCCACCCTTGCAACAAACACTCTCCGAACTCTTCTCACAAAAATCATGGGAAATGAAGCTGATTCCTTTCTTCTTCAGTTTCCGTATAGAGCAGAAGTGGATACGTTGCGGGCCGATTTGGGTATCCATTCGTTTGAAAAAGAAATGGGTGGATATCAAGGATACTGTGTGGTGCAAGAAGGTCTTTCTGCTGTTATCAAGGGTATGCGAAATGAATTTGAGACATTGGGAGGACAGATATTCCGCGGACAAACTGTTGTAGACCTCCACCAAACCAGTGAAGGAGTTCTTGTTGAAGCCGATACAGAAGCTGGGACTGTTTTGTGGAAAGCCCCTCGTGTTATTTGTGCTCTTCATCGGGATGCTTTAAAGCAAATTCCTGCTTTCTCATCGTGGCGAATCCTGTCTCATTTACAAATGAAACCGTTGGTTCGTATTTACGCTGTCTTCCCTGTAAAAAATGGAAACAGTTGGTTTTCAGGCATCCCAAGAACTGTGAGTGCTGGGCCAATTCGTTACTTCATACCCATAAATCCTTCCTGTGGAACAGCCATGGTTTCCTACACAGACGGAATTGATGCCCGAAAAATCCTCAAGATACTGGATACGAAAGGAGAAAAAGGGCTAGAGCAATATATACTGAAAGAACTTCGCAAACAGTTTTCTACCTACAGTATTCCTGATCCTGTTTTTTTCAAAGTTCATCCATGGTATGATGGCTGTACCTATTGGCTACCTGGTTTATACGACGTAGAGGAGGCATCAAAAAAAGCCCTTCACCCCTATCCCAAAACCATGCCTGGTGTGTATTGCTGCGGTGAAAGCTTTTCCCTGCGCCAAGCCTGGATGGAGGGGGCTCTTGAACACGCTGATTTGTTACTGAAAACCTATTTTTAATGTTCATGTGTTTTGTTGGTGTAATACACATTCTTGAGTCCATATTGTTTTTGGCATTTCTCAAGAAAGATACGACATTCATGGCAAGGGGCGGAATTTCCAAAGGTTCGTTCAGCGGTCTCGTCGACACTGTTGGATTCGCATGACATACAAGTCGCAGCCTTTGAGCTGAGAAAGGTCTCCGAGCTGCTTGACAACGTTTTTTTCCGCATGAATCGTAAAATCGGAAAATCCACATCCTTGCGAACGAGAACCAACCCGATTGCTCGCAACCTTCAGAATCTTCCCCCGGTTGACAAGCATAGCAACATGAAAACTTGTCTTCTGCATCTGGCGAAGCCGCATGGTGTTGGGATCGAGAAGAAAACTCTCCAAGAGTGAATAATCGCTGGCCTTCACAGGACGTGCCATTGTGTATTTGTACGCCCTCCCTAGAGCCCCCCTGGTCGTTCAATTTTCCTAGGCTGTAGTAGAACCATGTCCTCCCAGACCATCCACATCTCTCCTGGTGATTCTATAACCATTGTGTGCGACGGAGGAAACACTAACAATAATAATAATGATAACAACAACAACAGCAACAATTCAAATTATATATATAGCAGCAATAATAACAACAACAATAGCTCGGTGGGTGGAAAGCGCAAGACTCGCAAGGCTCAAAAGGGTGGCAAGAGAGCAATGAGTGGATACATGAAATTCGCAAAAGAAGTTCGCCCCGAAATCCTCAAAGAGAATCCTGCTATGAAAAGTGATGTTGTAGCCGTAGCCCGAAAGATTGGTGCGAAGTGGCGCGCTATGTCTGATGCTGAAAAGCAGAAGTATTAAGTAGATTTTATTATGCTAGATTAGAATGGATATATACACACAGCTCTTCTGGATTTCCACAGTTCTTTTCCTAGGATTATCAGTCTACTTACTTTGCTGCACGAAACAAAGCAAGGTTTTATATTTACAGATTGCTTCAGGATTTGGTATATTTGCTACAAGTAAGATTGGACGGACGTTTCTAGGTTTGGAATAAACGTGTATCCACCAAAGAATAATTCTTAACCTAAACTTGAATGTATTTGTCTATACAATCAAGATTCGGTATGACTTCCGAACTTTGTGCTGTTTCCCTCTTTTCAGGATGTGGTGGGGATAGCTTGGGCTTAGAGCGTGCAGGATTCCATGTGAAAGCATTTAGCGAATTTCAGCAAGCTCCCATCCAAACCCACCTCCATCAGTTTCCTCATTCCCAGCTTCTAACTGATCCATCTACCAACAAGGCAGACATAACCCAAATTCCTGATTCTGTCTTTGAATCGTATAAAAATCAGATTCATGTTCTCTTCGCAGGGTTTCCATGCCAGGGGTTTTCACGGGCAGGAGCGAAAAATGTATCCGATCCGCGCAACCAACTGTTTCGGCAGTTTGTTCGTGCGGCCAAGCTATCTCTGCCTGACTTTATCATTGGAGAGAATGTCGCTGGACTTCTATCTATGAAAAGTGGTCCGAAAGAATCTGATCCACTTATGCTTTCTATCATTCAAAAAGAATTCAAAGATATTGGATACGAACTGACGTACCACCTTCTAGAAGGAACAGAGTTTGGAGTTCCCCAAAAACGAAAACGACTTCTTCTTGTGGGTTGGAGAACCGAAACAGTTGAATTTGACCTTGATTCATTTTGGCAAAAGGTTTTTCAACGAGGCGCAGCAAATCCTCTACCTACTCTTCGTTCCTTTGTCTCGTCGTCTCTTGAAGGAGCATACAGAATTCCGTCTGACTGTATCCCTGAAGAATTTGCTACATTTGCTTTACCTGTTGAGCAAACAACTGAACCTACGGGCATTCCTCATCCATTTATAGTAAAGAAAACGAATGAGAAACTTCTCAGTTGTACTAAACGTGTGAGTCCGATTCACTCAGAAGTTTTAGATATGGATGCTCCATCCAAAACCATTATTTGCACCTACGATCATCAACCCCGACTATTGGTTGGACTACAAAAGCCAGACGGATCAGCCTATGTTCGGTGTTTGTTGCCTGACGAGCTGAAACAAATTCAAGGATTTCCACCTAGTTTTGAAGTCCAGGGAAACCTGAAACAAAAAATTGTCCAAATTGGCAATGCCGTTCCACCTCCATTTGTTGAAGCTATCGCAAAGGAGCTTCGTACATATTATGAATCTTGAAGAGAAGCTCGCGCTAAACGATCAGCCTCTACATTCCCACAATACGGAAATTCATTCTTTCGTCCATCCTGGTGCGCGCGCACATGATGGAGAGACACCCGCGCCATTCGGCTAAGTCTTTCATGAATACCTTTTATTAAATCAAGATTCTGAATTAAACTTCCATCCCTTTTTCTCCAACCATTTCGTTTCCATCCCACTGCCCACTTTGTAAGACAATTTATACTATATTCCGAATCAGACCAAATACAAATATTGGAATAGATTTGTAGCCATTCTGAGCCATGAGTATCAATCCGATCCAAAGCAGCTTGAATTGCCCGAAGCTCTGCACGATTGTTTGTTTGGGTTTCTGTTGCCAACAACGGCTGACTTATATCTAGACTTCGATTCTGAAGACTGTAAAAATAAACAGCGTATCCTCCGCGAGCCCCCCTTTTTCCATTCTCAGAACATGCTCCGTCCGTGAAAATATGAAAAACACTTTTGGAAGGTTCAAACGTAAGTGGCTTGGGGGCTGCTGTCGGAAGGACTTGGATGGTTGGAATTTGAAAGCTAGGCCGTTCAGGTTCAACTTTGTTGGATGAACCCAAGTGAAAATATTTATCTAGAAAACCTTTTACTGACATCTCTATAGATGGATTCACACCTACTGTTAAGCCTGTTTCATATTTTTATCGTTGTTCCCTTTTTCCTTTATGTAGCATTATCCAGGTCTAATACTCAACCAATGGTCTACACAGCGATGCTCATTGTAGGCATATTTATACTGTTTTATCACATGTACAAAGCGGTTCTGAAATATACAGCAGGAGTGTCAACGTGGGTGAATCTAATTCATATTTTATACATTGCCCCTTTGATGATTTATATTGGCTACAAAAAAACAGAGACACCGAGATCTGCATATGAAATTCTAGCTCTTGTTGGATTTGCAGCCTTAGGATATCATGTGTATCATTTAATTCTTACGGCCAACGTCCTTATGACAACCCCTTCTTAACATACAGATGCCAGTAAAGGATCTACATCCGTTGAATGGCTAAGCATGCATGCTCCTACATGGTAATAAAATGCTGTTCGGCTTTTCAAGTCAGTTGAACAACATTTACAGCGAAGAACTTTTCCTGTATTCGTTAGGACAGTTTCCATGGTCTCTTGAACTTGCTTTTCACAGTGCTTTCGGAGAAAATGGATTCGCCTATTTGCCTTTGTTAAACTTTGAAACTCACAGTTCGGATACGGGCATTGATACTGCTCAACAGTCTTTTGACAATGCTCTGGGTGTCGTGCCAACTTGTGATTTTCTAAAACCTGTTTTTGAAGAAATCCATGATTACAAATATCACAGACATACGCGAATTCATTCGTATGATTCTTCAAATGGTAATGGAGAGTGGAGGCATTTCCGTGGGGATGCTTAGCAGTAGCCTTTGGTTTGAAATCACAAAGATGACACATAAGATGACCAGACTCATCTCTCTTGTAAGATAAAAGTGGCTTCTTGCGCTCAGTAGTCATGCTTACAACCAAAGGAACGGAGCTTGCCTTCAATTTTTACAGCCTCGGTTAGTCCATTCTAAAGACAAACTTCGTTGATTCGGTATATGATTCCCGAAGAGTCAATCTTTATTTTTAGTGAAATTGTGCGATGTGGCGTCATAGGAAGAATCGCATACCAAACATTTCATAAATATCACAATCATAAACTTCACATTTATGGTAGAAAAGAAGACTTCCAATTTATTGAGAATCATCCCAACAATGTCTATCATTATCTTGACGATGAGCCTGAGATTCTAGAAGCATTTAATCATGGACATCGTGGAACATCCATGGTTTGGACAAAGGTCATTTTGGAACAGAAAGAGAAATACATTATTCATATTGACAGTGATGTGGTGTTTCGCGCAGATGCTGTAGAAGATGTAATAGCCAAGTTGGAGACCCATGACATTGTAGGCGGAATGAGAAATTATCCGAATAATCCTCATGCTCATAGGAATGATGTGCGCCATCTACCGAATGTCACCACCACCTACTGCTTTGGATTTAATCGTGAAAAAATCTATGTGAAAGAACCCCATCTGCTTCGCCGCCTCGTTGAAAATTCTCTAGATCTTCCTGTTGCCATTGAACTTCGTATGCGCTATCCGCAGTATGAATATGTTCCTACATTGGATTATTTTGATCCCGTGGCATTTTTAATGATCAAAGAAGGCTCAAAGGTCTTTATTATTGATTGCGATACATTTGGTGGATTTGCCAATGATGGGTCAAAGACAAACAAGTACGGAATTCTTAACAAACATATGGACTTTGGAGATAAAATCATTCATTTTGCTTCCGTGGGAAGTGGTCTAAACTTTCTTTTGATGAAAGAACGAAATGAAACTATCAATGTTCCTAGCTGGCATGTTGATAACGCCCTTGGAAAACTGGATTTGTACATGAGACTTTTCTATGATACAGAAATTATTGAACAAGGCGAGAATACATTCCTTGAAGTGGAACAGCCTCTTCGCGAAGCACTAGGACTAAAGAACTAAGACAATTTTCTAGATAGACATATGTTGATTCTCACCCTCGCCATTGGGAAAGATTACTGTAAAGCTCTTATCAAAGCTCTTCAGAGCAAGGTAGACTATGCCAAACGACACTCCTATACATACATTCAAGGAGATGAATCCGAATGGGATCGCGAAAGACCTATTTCTTGGTCTAAAGTTCCGTTCCTTTTGAAACATCTTTCAGCCCTCCCTGATGGTGAAATTGTCTGGTTGAGTGATGCAGATGTGTTTATAACAAATCCTACGTTGCGACTTGAAGACCATGTTCTTCCTCTTCTTCCTTCGAATAAAGATATGCTTATGACCTTTGATTCTTGTGGTCATGTGAATGCAGGAAATATTCTCATGAGAAATTCACCATGGCTTCGCGACTTTTGGAGACGTGTATATGAACAAACCGATTGCATGTATCACATTTGGTGGGAAAATGCTGGGATTCTGAAACTCATGGAAACAAACCCTTCGGACAGAGAGAAGATTGAAATCACCAAACAACACAAACGATTCAATGCGTATCTTATGGGCCTACCGAATGAACCTCTTTGGCAACCTGGTGATTTTTTGGTTCATTTTGCAGGTGTCTATGATGCAAAAAAAATGAAAGATTTAATTGACGCCATCTGTACTGGACAAATTCCACGGCTCTCCATGTTCTAGAATAATTTCTTCCATGGAAGTATAGAATGAACTCCACCCGTAAGAATCGCAAGAACACGATGGAAGGTGGTGCGAAGATGCCTGCTGTTGGCACAAAGGCTCAAGTCTACCATGGAACGGCCAAGCACACTTCCGGTGGCTTAACCAAGAAGGACCTCATGAAGACCAAGAAGGGGCGCATTGTGTCCAAGAGGAAGCACGCTGCGGGCATGAAGGCCATCAAGCAGCTTAAGAAGGCTGGGTATGTTGCCAAGAAGGGAACATTCAAGCTTTTCAAGAAACATTAATCAGTATGATTAATGTTAGAGTATAGCAATAAAATTTATAATTTTATTGCCCAAAAAGCATTAAGCTTTTTAAAAGCAGGTGGTTGCAAACAGCTTGCTGTTTACAGACTCAAGCTTTTCAAAAAGCATTAAGCTATTTGAAGTCTAAACAATCTATATACAAAGTAAACAAGATGAATACGATTCCTTGTTCCCTGTGTAAAGAACCTGGCCATTCCCCGAGAAAGTGTCCCGAACTTGTTAAAGATCTCCAACCTGGATTTTATACGGGCGGTGGCGGCGGCGGCCAGCATTCGCATGACGACGATGAGAGTCTAAATTGGCTTCACAATGTATCCAAAGAATGGATTTTCAAGCAGAATACAAAGCTTTTTTTGAGGAGCTCGGAGATGCTGCCACCTACACCTACAAGTTCTTTGATCTCTTCAAAGTCAACTTAGGAAACGGCGAAGATGAACATGGTAAAAAACTTATGAAAGGGATTCATTGGGGGACACTCGCCTCCGATGAAACTCTTACGGATGAACAACTTCGCGAACTCAAACGCTATATGAAAGACACGAAGAATTGGATTCGTAAAGAACAAAAAGGGGTTTCGGCATCCGAATGCCGCCGACGTATGTGGTTCTTCGTCTCAAAACTTATGGAATTTGGAGCATTTGAACGCTCTGAACGCCGAGAAATGGTTTTGTGGATGGATAATTTTAACTTTATTCTGGGCGTCAAGTTGGAGTAGCTACTTCGCAGAGGCAATCCTATCCGCTATTTCACGAAGAAATTCAGCGGCCTCTGCCATATTCATTACCTTTTCAGGCGCTTCCCCTTCTGCTATATCATACCAATAGACCGACCCTGCCTTATCTGATTCATCAATCGAAGACCAAATAAGCCCCGCTTTTGCAGCTCGTAATTCGGGTATGACCGATTTCAGATTTAATTGTGAAAGACGCGCAGAACCCATTCGGGATAACAAAGCTTCTTCAATCCGATGAGCATCCATTTGACCCGTAAAAAAGATACCGTCCCATTCATTCCTCGGATGCGATGTTCCGAATCCAAAGAATGTTATGTCATGAGGCAACTTTGATACAAGCGTTGGAGATGGTTCATCTCCTAACCATACAACACGCAGAGGCTTTGTTCCATTCGTTAAATACGTTAGCGCCAAACGAAGATCATTTGTATCCTTTATCCGAAAAACAGCATCCCACTCGCGGTCTTTGCTCCACCTCGGCAAATGATTTCTTCCATCTGCCAAAATAAGAACCTTGCGACCACGTCCCAACAACTCTTGTTCCACGACGTGTAGCCGATTGGCAATTAACTGTTCATCCCCGACGATCCAAAATTTGCGCCCTCGGAGCGAACTACTAAATCCTTCCACACGTACTGTCTCCATCTATGCCTTTTCCAACATGTTCATTTCAAAAAAAATACGAACCGTAGACTAGGATATCTGTTTGAGTCTAGCTTGGAGCAATTCTAGGGTGACGTCGTCTGCTGTCTCCACTTCCAAAACAAAAGCACCTGATGCAAAAGCAGCCTGTCTTCCTGGAGGACTGTCTTCCACAATTAAAACCTCTTTCGGTTCTACCTTTGTTTGTTGGAATGCATACAAATAAATCTGAGAGGATGGTTTGGGTTCTCGCACATCATCATTCCCAAAATAGGTTTCAAAGAGATCTATAATACCAAGTGCTTCAAGTGTCGCTCTGACTGTCTTTCGTACCGAGTTTGATACACACACAAGGCGTAGCCCCTGGCCTTGCAATGCCTGTAAAGTCTTTCGCAAACCTGTATTCACACTTACATAGTTTGGAAGACGCTCATTCGTCAGAAACTGTTTTCTGTTCCAAACTGTCTCCGCCTCTTCCTTACTTAGAATCCCCTTGTTCATAAGTATCTGTAGCTTTCGCTTCGTAGATAGACCATCTAGTTCCTTTTCATGTGTATACCACGACATGGAATACGATGGACAAACTTCATACAGAGCATCACGAAATGCTTCATAATGAAGCTCACGTGTATTGACCAAAACACCATCCAAATCAAAAAAAATGGCTTGAATCGTCATTTCCTTCCTTACAATAGAAATGAACTTCGCCACAAATCTAGCCTTGGCTGCCGTTTTGTTGGTTCTCTTTGATTTACCCTGGCTTATGGTCAGTGGCCCGTACGTACAGACGATGATTAAATCCATTCAGGGAACTCCTCTCCGGATGCAATACCTCCCTGCAGTCGTCGTCTACGTTGCCATGGCCTATCTTCTCCTACAAACGACCAAGCCCATGGATGCATTTTATGTGGGAGCAGCAACGTATGCGGTCTATGATTTCACCAATCTAGCTACCTTAACCAATTACAGTCCTGCATTTGCAATCGTAGACTCTCTCTGGGGAGGTATTCTGTTCGCTCTTGTCCGCTTCGTTCTCAATCGGTTTTAGATGAAAGGATTGTAAGCCCAGTGAAGCAATGCTTGTCTTTGTTTGGGTCGACAGGTTAAATCACCTGCTTTACAGTTCTTTTTGATTGCTCCTGCGTGCCGAGTAAAGGCTTTCCAACGTCCTATCTGAACCCTGTCTAATTCAGGCAAACGACGACCCATCCAATACCGACAGTACCATTGAAACCAACCTCGTTCATCGGGATTCTCTTTTGGATCATTTAAGATATCGCGCCCTAAACTGTCTTTGTGTCTGCGTTCACCCTTGCGAGGCGGCACCCAGCCATTTTCAATCCATTTTGACAGGGACAGCCGAGACAGGATTTGGAAACAGTTCAAAGATATATTTGGTCCTTGAGGAGACAGTTTTCCTAACGCAATGGCTTTCAAATACCATTCCGCTGGGAACTCCAAAAGACAGTCGTTCATATACTTGCCTTCAAATGCTCCTGCAGCGAGAATCTCACCCGGATCAGCATAGGGTTTGAATTCAGCATCAAAGTTCGTTCCGGGTGCTTCCGATAACACATAGGAGTAGTTCTTTTTCATTTTATCATTCACATGTATAACATCGCCCTTTTGAAAGGAAGACAGGGGTCGTCCCTGTTTTCTTAATATCTGAAGCATCTCATCAGGAGTTGCCATCCTTCTATCCCTCCGTGGGAAAATTGAACACTGCCGCCGCAACAGTGTAAGCAGAACAACAATGTCAGAGAAACTCGAAATGCAACCTCCCCATGCGAAGAATCCTCTGGAAATCCAGTTTGAAGATTGGCTTCCTGAAAAGGAAAAGAGACTTCATTCTCTCGCAACCAAAATGCTTGGGTCTTCCTATTTCATGGGAAAGACGCACGCATATGTCCGATGGGCAGCACGTCTGAAAGCTAATCCAACACCGTTATCTCAAGCAAAAGCGTAAATTCACGCCCATTCAAATCCACTAATCTATCAAATTCATCTCGCAGTGCTATATCCAACGTAGCAGCACGTGAAATTGCAGCAGGAAAAGAACAAAATATGGGTTCAAAGGTTTCTTTGTTCAAAAATTTATAAGAACCACAGCATTCATCCATATATATAATTGCGTGAGGCTGCTGTCTACCTGCCGATCGCTCAATAGTTCCAATATCTTGCGTATTTTCATTGTTTAAATACACATAAATACGACTATTTAAAAAATTAACATCTGCTGGAAAGGGACTCGTAATAACACCCGTTCCATTGTCAAAATAATCAGCTTTTGTAAAACCTAAAAACTGAGCTGGAGAATGTACTTGCTGTAAAGCATTGTTTTGATCATATTGATCTACGAAATCACCTGTTGCAAAGAGTAGGCCAAAGGATGCTGTTCCATGATTTTTTGTTAAAGTCATTTTTCCAGTTGTTGTGCTGAATTGAACAGAATAGGAATTCTTTTTTCCGCTTATTAGATTTAACTGTGAAGCCATGACAGTAGCTAATGCTTGATAGTCGTAAAACCCTGGTTCAATAGTGATAGTATGGCGAACTGTATCTTCAATGAATGTAAATTTATTCCAGCCACAGTTTATGTTGTACAGTTTGGATGGAATTGATCCTCCTGCAATTTGTATCCGAAGAATGTCTTTTAAAGGTCTGTAAAGTCTCCACCGGAATTGTGTTGGATTGGGAAACTGTTTTACATTCCGGTCGCGACTGTTAATTTCAAGTAAAACTGTTCGTTCCTTTCGTTCTTTTCGTTTGGGATAAGCAAGTGTAACATCTTGACCAGAGGAATAAGGGGGTCGTTCTACCGTAACTGTCGGTGTAGCTAATGTTATCGGTTGGGGATATCCACTCATTCTGTCTGGGCTTACTAGAAAAAGCCCATAGAATGCAAAATTGCGGCGGAACGTTCTTAGGGAGTGATGCAGGAAGTCCCATGGGTGGAAATCCAGGATATATTAATCAATTGGCTGGATACTCTCGTGATTCCTTTGGTAGACTTGTATCAGCTACTCCTACAACTATCTTTACAGCTCATCCTGCCTTTACAGCTCAATATGAGCGTATGGGATATGCTAGTACTGGAACAGGGTTCATTAGCAACATAACCCAAAGCACCATGGTCACACTTTCAGTATCTGGTTCAGGAGGCAGAGCTGTACGCCAAAGTTTGGAATATCAGCTATATCAACCAGGTAAAGGACATTTAGCATCGTTTACCTTTATCCCTCATTTGCGAGGCGTGTTTGATAACTCTGTAGCTATTCGCGCTGGAGTATTTGATGATTATCGTGATAAGAATACACCCTTTGGTCTTACCCCTCCGAGTTCTATATATGGGGGAAGAGGTGTGGAAACGAACCAACCAAGTATGGGCCATTTCTTTGAACTTTCAGGGAATCAATGGTTCGTTGTTGAACGACACAATAGTCCCAACAATATTCTCAATGTGAATCGTGTTCCACAACGTTTATGGAATATGGATACCTTTAATCCTGCTCTAGGCCCTAATCCCAGTGGCGCTATTCTTCCTGCAGATCCAAAAGAAGGTATCCTCTTGCTTGTAGAACGACAATGGTTGGGTGTGGGAATCGTTCGGATGGGGGCATACTTTAATGGCGTTCCAAAAATTTGCCATGTGTTTCAAGAACGAGGTATTCAGAATGCCTATACCCATTTGAATAAACTTCCTATTCGGTTTGAAATTGAAAAGGTAAGCGGAGGAAGTCCGTCAACTGCTATTACAGCTACGATTTGTGAATCATCTGCTATCATGGGAGAATACACACCGCTTGGAACATTGTTTTCCATACCCGCGAATGTGGCATTGCCAGGCGCAGAGGTTAATTTAACCATTCGCCCTGTACTGGCTATTCGTTTACAACAGCAATATTGTCGGGCAACCTTCAAACTCAAAGATATAGAACTTTTTTCACCTGATGGGGATATCGGATATTCTGTGTTTAAAAATTCAACCCTTGTTGGTCCTGCATTTTCCTGGACACCCAATCCTGATACACGAAGTATGATAGAATATCATTTTTTTAATGCAGATGCTGTAAATTATACGATCGTTGATGGAATATGTTTTCGCTCAGGATTTGCTGGAAAGAATGCACAGCTTCAAGATTCTCTCGGAACTACTGAACTTCTAACTGCTCATTCGTTTTGTTCTGATATTGCGGGGGTTTCAGACATTCTCCTTATTGCTGCTGTAGCCATAGGAGCAGGTGGTGGGACAACCTATACTGTGGCTGCCAACGCCCGATGGCTGGAAATTGTTTAATCTACATGTTCCCATACGGAGTTTGCATATTCAGACACTAACCTACAAAGACTTGAAGAGGGCGAACTCAGAAGACGAGGACAGGAAGATAATACAAAAAAAGCAGTAGGATCATAGGAATAAAGGAAAGAACACCGCCCACCCAACACTTGAACCAGTTCTTCACAAAGAAACGGATGATCCGCTACTACCAAAAAATACATTTCAGAAGGTTGTACCTTTAGTTTCGCCAAAAAAGCATCTACCGAATCCGTCTTCTCAATGTGAACACCAATACGAACAGATGTATCCAAAAATCTATAGCGTGTTTCAAGAATCATTGTTAGAAGAAAGGAAGGTTTTAGCGTCCGCAACCAACGAATTCTTGTTTGTTCATCCGAACATCCTAAGACATTATACTTTTCTTGTTGGTTTCTAGTATATTCAATCGTTGTTCCATACGGCAAACTCTCTATATTTAGAATCGCATCTACCCTCGTGGGATATAGGGGAGTAAGTTCCCAAAGAAGACAGAGAGGGCGATGAGAGTCTTCCGAGAAACAAAGTGCAAAGGCAAGTTTTTGAAGTCTTTCTTCTAGAGGCCCACGGAGATGAATGTAAGCTCTTTCCATTATAAATATAGTAAAAGTATACTTTAAGATAGAAAGGTAGCAATGTCTACATCCGAAGCCTATTTGTATCTTGGCCACGGCCAGGATATTTGTGATGATCAAGGGAAGCCCATTATCAAAATCGTTCCACCTGGAAATATTTACATAACCGTGGGTATATGTGGTCTCACTACACGCTGGAAGACAGAGAACCTCTTAGAAAGCTTTATAGATCCAACAAATACAAGTATATGGGCAAACCCCACCAAAGAATCTTTACAAGAGATCCTTACAGGAATACTTGATACCGAGACACTGCATATTCATTATCCAGGCGATACCTATGTTGACAATGTATATTCCCCCTTGAGCGACTTTCAATACAAAGATAACAAAAGGCTGTTAAACGATACACAACCCGATACTCTCATACTTCAAATATCAGGTATTCTTCCTCTTTCCAAAGCTCCCGATATGTATAAAGCAGGCATTCCAAACGAAAGAGTGTATGTTTCTAAAACGAATATAACAATACCCGTTGAAGAATTTGATGCCATGTTTCAATTTAGTCGTTTTCCAAAAATAGAACATCCACAAAATGCTAAAACGCTTACAATTGAAGATATTGATACTATATCTACTTATTATTCAGAACGCGTAAGTTATCTTCTAAAAGAATATCCAGGAATACATTATAATTTTGTTTGTCGCTCAGTACATCCATCCTGTATGCCAGGAGCATTACGTCGTCGCCGCCAGTCTGCTGTGCTCTTTCAGACTGAACCTGAAACTCTTCGAAAAACAATCAGAAATGTAAATACTAAAAATGAAAATATTAATGAATATAAAAAACTATATCAAATACCAAGCACACGAACATCTCTACAATTACGCCGTGAAGCAATAAAGAAACTAGAAAGCACGAATATGTCGAAAAATCTATCTGAATTTGAAGAATATTTGAATGCTTTGCCTCACGAAGAAATGTTGAAAATTCTACAAGATCTTCAAATGCATATAAACGTATCCAAACAGGTGAAACCAACGTGGACCTCCAATAGCTTGCGCCGTGTCACCAATCTTTTACAAAAGAAAAGAAACCAATATGGAAAAACGGCAAAAGCGAGGGCGAATCTTGAAAGACGAAAGGCCTTTTTTGAACTTCAAGAAGCTGAACAAGAAAAAAATAACAAACTCGTTAACTATGAAGACTATATTCAAAAACTTGACGAAGCATTACAAGAATGTCAAAAACAGAAAAAGAATCTCACACAAAAGGTACGCTGGCCACACTCGGCTCTTCGCCGCAACAAAACAAACAAAACAAACAAATCTACCCCGGTTTCCAAAGTACGGTAGCCTAAGATTTTTTTGTGAGGTATAACTATCGGATCGTAACGCTGAAGGGACTCCAGACTGTTGTTCGCTCTTTTCGCTCTGATTATGGTGCTTTTTACGTGTTTGCTCGGAATCGTGTTCATACGGCTTGGAATACCTGGACCAGAGAATTACCAACAGTTAGGCCCTACTATGCTGTGAAATGTAATCCTGATCGTACTCTTCTTCAAACTCTGTCGCAATTAGGAGCAGGGTTTGATTGTGCAAGTGGTCGTGAGTTGATGGAAGTTGCCGATGTTGGATACGGCAGCGAATGTTTTCACAAACGAGTTGTCTATGCCAATCCTTGTAAGCCCAAGCGCGACTTACTGAAGGCCAAGGCACTCGGCTCACCCACAACTGTCATTGATTCATGCGAAGAAATAGATAAACTTTCTGAGATTGGATGGTCAGGGTCAGCCTTTATCCGTCTCCTGGTGGAAGATACAGGAAGTCTTCTCCCTTTTTCCCGAAAGTTTGGACTCGCAAATGAATCCCTCTCCAAAGTGGTAGACTATGCCAAACTCAAAGGACTTCGCCTTTCGGGTGTAAGCTTTCATGTTGGCTCTGGTTGCCATACGAGCGAACAATATAAAAAAGCAATTCATCAATCCCAAAAAGCCCTTGGGATTCTTACCAAAGCTGGAAATGACGCGAAACTGATTGATATAGGAGGAGGATTCCTTCCTACTGAAGAACAGTTTGCTCTTCATGCCCGAGCGATCCGAAAAGGAATCTTTGGAACACTCCAAGATCCTTATACCTATATTGCTGAACCTGGGCGATTTTTTGCAGATGGATCATTTGATCTTTTCGTTCAGGTTATTGGCAAAAAGCCCTCCCTTGATGGACAAGGATGGCGATTCACGATTGATGAGAGCCTATACGGACAATTCTCGTGTATTCCGTTTGACCATAAAATTCCAACATGGGTTCGTATTCCCACAAGTTATGAAGGAAAAGACTTTGCACCTCGTAAAAAGGTGAAAGGAACTCTCTTTGGTCGTACATGCGACAGTCTTGATATGATTGCTCGGTCTGAATCTATGGAAGATCTAGAAGTAGGAGATTGGCTCTGGTTTCCCAATATGGGAGCTTACACGTCTGTCACCGCCAGTGAATTTAACGGATTTCCCAAACCGCCCCTTCATGGAACAGATTCTATGGTTCTTCTCCCTTCTGTCTCTACAATTCAATCTGAAGGATTTGCTGAAAGATTCCCCCAACAAATTCACACTGTCAGCCCTGTTAGCGTAGCGGACTGAGGAAAATTGAAACCCTTTGTTTATGGTAGCTTAGCAACCAAAAACAATGGATACACTTTGTTATTATACTCAGCCTTCATCCTCCGATCTATGTCAAGCAGGGCTCATTCTCAAGGGAAAGACCCGCCACACTCGCCAAGCGGTTCATATGATTCTCCTGGTGGATACCAGTGGCTCAATGGAAATGGATTCCAAACTCGCATCAGTAAAGAAGTCTATTTCTCTTCTTGCATCTCTTCTCACATCCGATGATCGTATCTCCTTGGTGACATTTTCAGATTCAGCATCCATTGTTCTGTCCAAAGTTATTCCTTCTCCAGAAGAACGACAGGCTCTTCTCTACCGCGTGGATTCTCTTAAACCTGATGGAAGTACAAATATGAGCGCGGGAATCCTTTTAGGACATGGTCTTATTGAATCTGCAGATACTGGAAGGAAACAAGGCATCATTCTTCTTACAGACGGACACGCTAATATGGGTGTTATGCGCCCAGAGAAACTTGATGAGCTCCTTCAACAACTTCTAACATCCACTCAAGGGGCGAGTCTCACGACAGTAGGATATGGCAGTGATCACAATACGAATCTACTGACACAAATGGCAAAGACAGGAGGCGGCGCATACAATGTTGTAAATACACTGGAAGATGTTGCCACAGTCTTTGGCGACATTCTTGGTGGGTTGGTTTCTGTTTCTGCCCAATGTGTCTCCGTAGAACTTCCTCCTGGTGCTGAAGCAATGACCTCCTTCAAGACTGATACATCAACCATCTCTATTGGCGACCTTTACTCCGATGCTGAAATCGTGATTCTCTTTAAAACAGCTCCTTCTCTTGGTCAAATTACAGTGAGAGGCATTGATATGACAAGTCTGACACCCATCGTAGAATCCGTTCAACCAACTCCATTTACAAGCCCAGACATTCTTCCGCTTTCCCTTTGTATCGCGGAATATCGTGAACGAACCTCCACCCTTCTTAAACTCATTGGAGTAGAAAAGAAGCTTACCTTAGCCCCAAAGATTCAGAAACTCATTGATGATCTCAAAGCCGATCAACGCGTTTCATCCCATCCTTTGTATCCTCTCCTCCTGGAAGATCTCCAGCGAGCAAAAACTCTTCTGGAACAGCCCGAGCGTATTACCCATCACGAAACAACAGAAATGGCTCAGCATTCTGCTTACTTTGGCATGACTCGTGGACTCCGAACCCAGACGAGTTCTGTTGCACCTGGAAGAGGAGGTAGGCGTGTAGGAGCAGCAGCACACCTGGCAGCACCTTTGGCCAGTCCCTTTGCCAATCGCCACCAGACACAGTTTGTAGATGCTATGAGAATTATGAGTCAACATTCTCCTTCGGAAGAAGATCCGGATCACACTAGCCCTCATTAATTCTTACGATGTTTCCGTGTCTTTCGTTTTCCTCCCTTTCCTGTTTTTAACATAGGTACAACAGATACAGTCATACCGTCTCGAAGAAGAAAGTCAGTAAGAGCTTTGTTTCGAGGTATACTTTGTTTTCCAACAACTAGATCAAACGCAGGATATGGAAAGGAAAACAAACGCTCTGCTACCTGCTCGTAAAGACTCTCGCCGAGAACTCGGGTATCTATCTTCATAGACAGAGTCTCATTTGCGTTCATCGTTTTGATACTCACTGTTTTTACAAATTTTTGTAGATACGGGGACATTATGAGAATAGCACGACGAACATAATACAAGGATGTTTCAAGATCCTTGATAGATTCACGCAAGTCCTCCACCTCTTTGGGATTTTGTTCTTCCGCTAGAGTTTCTGTCAGTTCTGCATGTTCCTCTTGTATTTCTTCAATGCGCTGTAAAAGAATTTGGTGTGGTAGTTTGCCGTCATAGGCAGCATCGGGTAAGAACAAAGCATTCTTTTCTAAGAGCATTCGTAAAATATCTGTGCGGGTTTTTGTCGCTGCATTCAACATATTCAGTATAACCGATCCATTTTCGAGTATATTCGGATTTGCTCCACTGTTCAAGAGGGTTTCCACTCCTTGGATATCTTCTTTCTCTACCGCATACCCCAAAAGTGTATGTGTTCCGTAGGGAGTATCGGTCATTTCATCAAGAGGAAAGCCAGCAGTTTCCAGACGTTCCGTTAGCTCACTGTATTTATGCTTGTCTAGAAGATGAACAGCTTGTTGAAGCTTCTCTTCATTTACATTTACATTTCTATGTAAAACAGTGCTTGGGGTATTCATCTACTACTGCTGTGTATTTTATCCTTCCCAGTAAAATTGACCCGAACTTGCTTCAGAATACTCGCAGACACAGATGACCTCACAGAAGAAGAATGTTTTGGATTCCATTGGTTTTGTGGAATGTATGGAGACCTTTGGAACGGATCTCACCGTTGTAAATGCCGCACGAGTGAGCTTTGCCAAGGAATCCAAGGAATTCTCTGAGCAAGATGGTAAACTTGTTCGGTATCTGGCAAAACACAATCATATTAGCCCCTTCTTCCATCCACAGGTTCGTCTTCGTATCAAGATGCCTATCTTTGTAGCTCGCGAGTGGTTTCGTCATACTATTGGATTTAGTCGTAATGAAGTGAGTCGTCGCTATGTGGACACACCTCCTGAATGCTATATTCCTGAAGCAAATCAGCTGCGCGAACGTGATACAAATAAAAAACAGGGTTCAAAGGCTACCCCTCCATCTGAGGCTGATGAAGCATATACTGTTCTTACTTCTGGTACTCGTGAAGCTATGGCTGCGTATGAAAAACTTCTTACTCTCCATGTTGCCCCTGAAGTTGCTCGTATGGTTCTCCCTCAAAGCATGTACACAGAATTTGTAGAAACTGCTAGTTTGTACGGCTATGCTCGGCTCTGTAAGCTTAGACTTGACCCTCAAGCACAAAAAGAAATTCGGGACTATGCGACTGCGGTAGACTCTCTTCTTCGGGAAGCGTTTCCTGTCAGTTGGGCTGCTCTGATGCCTGAAACTGCTTAGAGATCTAGATCACTGTCTGGATAACTCGTGTCCAGTTTTTGATCTTCAGAGCTCCAACGACCTACATACTGATGAGGTAGACCATCCGTTCCAACTGAATAGACTTTTTGTTTTTTACTATCAAGAAAGTAGGATTTTTCATTCAATCGAACCTTCTTGACACGGATAGAAACTATTTCCAACGTTTCAGTTTGTGGAACAAGAGCTTCTACTGCTTTGACAACAATGGGCTCTTGTGAATCCTTAGGGGCAGCAACTACAGCCTTGTTTTTTCTCTTGGTTTGCACTTTGGGTTTCTCTGGAGGAGCAGAAATAGCTTTGGTTAGAGTCTCTCCTGCGACAACAGCAGCAACAGCTTTGGGTTTTCTCTTGCTGGGAACTTTGGGTTTCTCAATAGGATTTTCAGTTGTGGACTTGGGTTTGCGTTTTGATTTTGCTACTACAGCTACAGGTTCAACTGCGACAGCTAGAGGTTCTGGTTCAGGTTTTACCGAGATATCTTTGCGTGCATCGTCTTGTGCTTTTTTTGACTTTACCATTTGTTCGTCTGATGGATTTCCATAGATTCCAACTTTAGATGTATACCATTTGCCTCCATAAATATGACTCCAATTCGGAATGGATTCTGTTATCAATCCATGAACATTTCTATATGGATCTTTGAGTTTGAGACCACGCTCAACCCATTCTTGACAGACTGTACAAAGATCACTTTCCTTTTTCCTTTCATTCGAACATCGGTATTCCAGAAAGAATCGATGCCCATCTTGAAATCTTCCCCTCGCATCTTCTTTATCTTTAATTCGTCTTCCCAGACATTGTTCCATTGGTGTGCGAAACCTGTCTTTTCCTACAGTTTTTCAAATTTACAGTAGGAGAGGTTTATGTTTGTCCCAAGTTTCCCAGTATCACAAGGAGCAACCGCAATTGGTGTTTCCTTGCTAACAATTGTTTGGTGGGTGGGTGTATGGGGTTTCGCCGATACAATCATCCATTTAGTATTCAAAGGATCTACATTTATGGAACTCGGTTTGTACATTTTTATGATCGCTACTGTCTTGCTTATTGTATTTCTCAAACCTGACCTTTTGAAACAGTTGTAAAATTGAATGTACATCGCTCCTGGAGACAGGCAACCCTATGTTGATTCCTCACAAGCTTAGCGGCATCTTGATGATTGGTGGATTTCTTATCTTCTTTATTGCATCGTGTCTATGGAAGTGGCAGTATACAGTTGTTGGACTCATTCTTATGTGGATTGGATTTGGTCTTGAGATGGATTCCTTTGAACATCAGCGACTGAGACAATCTCAACTGCTTGTGTAAACATCGAGTGTTCTTGCACTCGGATCTGTTGCACCCGGTGTCCATTTCGGCATCCAAAAGTAAGGAACACATGAAACGGATGGAATCTTCGTAAATTCGGCCTCAAACATATATCGATAATAATACTGTTCCGCAGTCTGAGGTACAAGATAAGTATAGGAACGCTCAGCAATCTCTTTCCAATTCGCTGGAACATAATTCTTCACTCGGTCTTGAATCTCCTCATACCATGATTTCTCATGACTACTAACACCATCGCTGAACGCTTCCTTTTTTCTATACAAGACTTCCCGTGGCAGAGTTATTCCATCGTCAAATGCTTTTCTCAAAATCCACTTCTCCACTTGGCGACCTTTGAACGGCCTACGCCAGTACGTTGCGATGCTTCGGGCTACATTCACAAACTGTTTGTCCAAAAAGGGAGTACGAGGCTCAAGACCATGACTACTAATGCACCTGTCCGAACGAAGAACATCAAAATAATGAATATCTTCCAACAACCTTCCAACTTCCTCTTCATAGGCTCTATCGGATGGAGCATTGTAAAAATACAAATACGAACCAAAGACTTCATCTGACCCATCCCCATTAAAGACAACTTTGCATTCAGATCGAGCACGAATCTCCTTTGCCACGAGCCAGTTGCCAACCGACGCTCTTACAGTTGTAGTATCAAAACTTTCAATAGCGCGAATTACCTGGGGAATGGCTTTGAAAAAATCATCCGCTGTGAGGATAATTTCGGTGTGATCCGAACCTATCCATGTAGCCACCTGTTTTGCATACTGTAAATCTGTACTCCCCGACATTCCGATACTAAAGGTTTTCAACGACGGCAGACCATTCGCACGCAAAGAACGCTGTACAAGAGCAGCAATCAAACTACTGTCAATTCCTCCACTTAATAAGGCTGCAACCGGTCTCTCCGTCAACATTCTCTTTTTTACGGCTTCTTCTAATGCAAATCGCACACCCGCACAGGCCATCTCTAATCCCGAATGATGAAGAGCAGTGTACATTGGATTCGTCAGCCACGGTGTTGTATGATACCTCACTGTAGATAAGCATTGCTTCGTTTCAATATCCCAAATCTGGTAATGTCCCGGAAGAAAGGGAACAATCGTATCACAAAGGGGGACAAGTCCTTTAATTTCACTCGAAAAGGACACGTGTGAAACTCCAACACGAAGATTTGTACCCCCTTGATATTCATACAAAAACTTTGTTCCTGTGAATAACGGTCGTACACCATACGGATCACGGGCTACAATCAACTTTTTGGCTTCCAAATCTACAATGGTGAGCGCAAAAACGCCATCCAAAGACCGAAACAAGGATGTAAGATTGTGTTTATACTGTTCATATAAAAAGCCAATAACTTCACAATCACTTCCTGATAGATTTCCAAACCACATATGGTCATTCGCTAGACTTCTCCAATTGTAAATTTCTCCATTGCACATCCAGACTAGATTCTTACGTTGAAAGGGTTGGTCTCCTGCTGGATTGCAACCATTAATTGCTAAGCGAGTAAATCCTAGAACTACGTCTCCACTAAGCGTTAACACCTGGGTAGTTTCCGGGCCTCGGGCTTCCAGTGCTTTAATCCAATTTTGTGGATTGTGAATGGAAAGAAGTTGGCCTATTGTTAGCCAAATTCCACACATTTAGAATCTACTCAGACTAACAGTATATCTTTAAGACCTATAGAATAGAATGGATGCCAGCGACATTATTCGCAAGATTCATAGTCGCCAAATCTTCTCTTCAACGAAGTTGGCTACTCAACCCAAACAGCCAGCCTGCAATCTAAGCACATGTTGTGGAACGGCTGGGTGTATTCTTACCTTTCCCGATTATGCACAACGCTACGCGTTTTATGATGGTCAAAAGTACTGTAGTACCTGTGTTTCTGCCTATCCATTGAGCAATGTCAATACTGTCTGCGGATGTACAAATTAAAGAGATTTGCTCCAGTATCCTAGATGAGTGATTCCAAACCCGTGAAGCCCAAAGCAGAACGAGTCAAAGAAGCCATAAATATCCTCAAGAAACTCAAAGAATTAGGAATTGCTGATACAGATCCTGGATACAAAGAAACAAAAGAGCATCTGGATACTTGGATTCAAGGAGGAGACACGTGGGTTGGCAAAATACTCTTTGAACGATATGGTCGTAGAGCGGAATTGGTTTTGCCGACACGTGAAGGACGCATTGCCTCCATGAAACTTATGGCATATAAATAGATGCAGACTCGGAAAGTAGGATATCAGTTATATAATGACAACCCAAAAGGACGCTCAAAGGTGAAAGCAGGATATGGAACAGCCGAACGAGCTTGCCAAACTATCAAACGGTTAAAAGGAAAACCAAAAGCATATCAACGACAAGTCGCAAGCACCATGTATTACCGAGCAAAACATCATAAATACCGCACACACAAAATGGAAGAAGCCATGAAGGTCTACAATCAGTACCTGAAGACTCTCAAAGCGTAAAGATACCCGAAGAAACCTACTGTACAAAGAAGAAGAATGTCCTCTACTTCCTACAGTATTGAAGGGGCACTCTACGAGTTAGTAGCCCGTGGAAATAAAGATGTCTACTTCATCGCCGATGACGAAAAAGCTAAAAATCTTTTTGATAATCGATACAATCCTTGTCCTCCACAAATATCGGAACTTCGGCGTTTGCCCCCATTGAATCAACCCGATTTTGGAAGAAGCTTTGAGTTTCAAGTGGAAATTGCTGGAGATTTGTTTATTGAACCAACCTTGCTTATTGACCTTCCCTCATGGTTGCCCCCTCAACAAGCTAGCCTCAATCCTACAAGTCTTATAACAGATGGCTCAGGAGTTCAATATGGCTATACGAATGGAATTGGTTTCTTTTTGTTTGAAAAAATTCAACTTCTCCAAGACAATATCCTTCTTCAAGAATTCAGTGGGGATGCACTTTGGGCAACAACAAGGAGTCGGGGAACTTTGAACTCAGCATTCTTAGATAATCATCTGGCGGGTCTTCATGGAGGACAATCTTTGGCAATCGGTCGCAATGCAACTCCGGGGCGACTCCGGATTCCCTTACCACTATTCGGCTGTCAAAGTTTAGACGACGGAGGATTTCCTGCTCTTTGTATCCCGCAACAGTCTTACCGTATTCGCTGTTTTTTGCGGCGATTGGAGGACTTGGTGGAAGCAAGCGATGGACAACCGAAACCACAGCCTTGGGGGAAATCTGGATGGTTGATACAATCTTCACCAACTGGACCGACTTCTTCATTTTCTACCCTAGAACGCCAGAATATTGCGACTCCACATATCGTACTGGAAACTCGCCATGTGTATACTGATAATGATACTCAGAATGGTCTAAAAGACGCTCGTTTGGAAATACCGTTTGAACGGTTGTATGAAAATGTGTTCACTCAAAATATTTATGATTATGCTCCTTTGACAAGAGGCGCAACAGCAGCTATAACCCGTCGTCTAGAGGGTGTTCATCCTGCCTCACGCATGATCCTTTTTTTCAGAAGCAAAGATGCCATGCTCAAAAATCAACTTTGGAATATTTCCAATGATATTTCGGGTGGAGAGTTTTACCAGAATTTGAAATTAACTATCGCTGGACGAGATAGAGAAACATTGTTTTCTCCTCTTGTATGGCGAAAACTTGTCGCTCATGCAAAAGAAGAAAGAGATTCAGGACTACCTTTTGCTATCATGAATTGGACTCTAGGTGATGTACGCAGTCGCCGTCTTCCTTATGCCCGTCAACCCGATGGAACTATCAATATGAGTACTGCAGATAGACCTGATTTATATATTGAACTTCAAGATATTCTTGTTGGAGCAAAACAGTCTGAGCTCCACGCAATTGTTGAAACATGGGCATCTATGCTCATAGAAAAGTTCCGAGCAACTCTATGGTTTGGAAATTAAATATTTGGATGAGTAGAAACGAATGAATGCTAATCTCGTGGATAAAAACGCGATTCAAACAATGAATGTACAGCAAATTTGGGATGAAATCCAGCAAAATAAACGTTGTTTTGCGAAGATGAGTTATATTCGCCATTATTTTGCAGGTATTTATACCCCAGGAGTTAACACGACTACCAATGTGCTCGCAGACTGGCTTAATTTAATGGATAACGGCGAATTTTACGGCCAAGAACAAATGCGAGAGTATCCTGGCCTGGCACGATACCGAGAACAATACAATAAGATCGATACTGCAGCGCTGACCCCCGAACAAAAACAAATCATCAAAGACTATTATGTGCGTATTCTACCTTCAGTAGCGAACCCCGCAAATCAAAACAACATTGTAGCTGCTGCTCCTGTAGTTCCTGTTCCTGTAGTTCCTGCCCCTGTAGTTCCTGTTCCTGTAGCTGCCCCTGCTAACTTTGCGAATAACAACAACAATAACAATGATAGAACCATTTTCCGCGAAGAATTTGTCCATAATTTTAACAATTTACAGGAAGGAAACTGGAACTGGAATAGAAATAATGCAAACAACAGAAGTGTTGTAAGTCTACTCACACAGGGTGGAAAATCCAAGAAAAGGACTCGCCGCAGTCCACGCCGTTCCAAGAAAACGCGCAAACATTAATGTTTCCGACGACGCGTTTTTGTGCGCTTTGAACCACCCGAGGGCTTCTTCGGTATATATTTTTGGAGCTCTTGATTCGTCCATTGATCCATTTTCATAATTCCTTCTTTTACAGTCTCTATGTGTTCCGGTTTTACAGTGGGAAATCCCCTTAGAGTATAATACCGATTTACATCCGCAAACTCACCACAAGTTTCAAATGGACCAGGGAGTGTATTTGAAAATAAAGAAGTTTCAGTATTACAGGTCTTTATTTCACCCGAGTGAGGTGTTGAATATTCATACAAAACCAATGTAGGTCGTTCAAATGCTTGGCGTATATCCAATATGTATTTGAAAGACCGATAACAGACAGATGTTATACGTGAATTGAGTAGCAATGGCCCTGGATGATCCACAAGTACATTTAAAACAGATACTGCGTTTGGAAATACAAACCGCCGCAGACCCTGGGCCAACCCTGCCACCTTTACCTTCTTGTTGGTAAATGTTTTTCGTACTTGTTTGAAGACATTTGGTTGTCCATATTCTATTTTTGATTTAAATTCTTCAGGAATAGAGTTATAATAGACACCTACATGAGGACCATAAACAGGCGTCAGAGGAAAACCAGCTTTTAGTAAGAGAATCGTCTCAATATTGCTTTCGAGCAATTGTTTATCTACAACGGGAATGCTTTCAAGAGGAGTTGTTCCTTCAATTGGTATTTCTGGATCGACAAAAAGAATTGTTTTTGGCCCAGGGAACGATTTTACAAAGGGTTGTTCTAAGAGTTTGTGATAGGGATTACGAATTTTATCCACAACATTCACGGATTTCTTCGCAGGTTTTATAGTTTCGCCGAGTATAAGAAGAAGCATATTCTCTTTTGGAACGGATTGAAACGTAGAAATCAACAGTTTGGCTTGATCCTCTGAAATATCTACCAATGCAAAGGGGGTTAACGTTTCAACAGGCATAAACAGGCTTGTATTTTGTGTCAACTCAGCCGAATCTAAAAACTGTTTGCAAGCACGCGCCTTATCGCCACCTCTCATTCTACTTTATTGGTGGATTTTTGGTAAATGAGATACGATAAAAACAAACCATAAAAGTTCTTTGCTATAACATCTAAAATATTGTAGGATACATTCTTCCATACACTTGAAAACATAGCAGCTATACCATACAAAAACCACACAAACGACATAAATCCAAATAGCCATTTGTTGTCGGGACTCTTAGAGGCAAATTTGGTCCATATAACTGTAAACGATCCTATCAACCCTACAAATCCAAAGAGTTGAGATGAAAAGAGACCTAGCAAACCAAGTTCATAGAAATATCCAAAGGCTAACATCATGAAATTAAAAGCAAAGACAACCAAAACTGTCTTCCAGTGCTCCTGTAAAAAAGACTTTATAGTCACCTCTTCATCTGGTTTATTCACATATTCATAATACACCATCGTTGAAAATAACATAAGAGGAGTGGTTATGACCCAATCATGGTATCGGTAAAAGGTTGCCTCGGCCACTGAACGAAAATGATACGAATACCAAGTATAAAAAGCCAATTCAACAACTTGAACAAATGTTTCAATCATTAAAACGCTTCGCAGAACAAGATCCTTTGGAGAGAGGGACTGAACCAAACCAAATACATTTGTCCCTAGTGTAGACCATTGAGCAAACAACGAGGCTGTTAGTGATTGTTGTAAAAGATCTCGCATTTCTTTACACTAAGAAAGTTTTTATTGATATTCCTACCACTATATAATTCACAATCCAGCACCACATTGAACCCCAGGTATTGGATCGGTAAAAACTGTAAAGACTCAGTCCTAGCGTAGAAGTAGCCAAAAACAAAAGTTCATAGTGCTTTTGTATCAACAATGGAAAAAGCAAAAAGATAAAATAGACTACGAGACTCAAAACTGTCTTCCAATCCCTCTGTAGCCAATTCCAGACAAGATGGCCATTTTCTCCTCTATACATATTGTACTGGTCTTTCAACGGCTCGTCTCTTTTTAAAAGAAGTCCTGTAAAAGCTAATCCCACATAGAGCAATAGAAACGGAACAGCTTGGCTCATCGGCAAGGTGGTTAGGGAAGCAATCGGTTGGAGAAACAATAGAAACGCAGCAGCAAGACTTGCTCGGAATACTACATCTTTATTCGTTATGTTGGACCATACAACATATTCAATCAACTGCATACAGACAATTGTTAGACAAAACAAAGTCATCGGAAATGAAAGTCCATTTTGATAGGCTACAATTGTTGCCGTAAATCCTATCAAAAAAGACTGTAAAGATACTTCTGCATTCCAACACATCTAATTTTAGAAATAAAATCTTCGAAATACAATAGATGGAAACTCTTTTAACTCCCGACCAAATTGATGAAATACAAACAATTACACTTACAGATAGAATAGGCAGAGGTCATTTTGGCGAGGTATTTAAAATAATGTATAAAGGAAAACCCTACGCTATAAAGAAAATAGATCCTGAATTGCCAAGTACTTTCTATGGAGAAGTTTCTATTCATAAAGAACTAAGTTCTAATCCTGCTACAAAAAACTATGTTCCTACTTTTTATGGCTCATACAAGCAAAAAGATGGAAATTGTATCATTATGGAATATTTGGTAGGTATGACTCTTAATCAACTTTGTGCATCAGTAAAACTATCAGATGAAGAAATTGAATTTATTTTTTCTGAAATAAAAAAAATACTCCATGCATTTCATGCATCGGGTATTGCATTCCTTGATTTATTCGGAGACAACATTTTCATTGAAATAGAGAATAATCAGATTAAAACTGTTAAACTAATTGATTTTGGTATGTCCAAGAAACTAGGTGAGCCCGGATGGCTAAATGATGAGATTGTCAGCACATCACAGAATATGGAATCATATGATAGTTTAAAAGACCTCTTTACGTATTGCGTAAAAAAGAATTCAAATGGCAAGGGGAATTCAAATACAAATAAAAAAGGTGGAAACCGTCGGACCTATCGCAAAAAAGGAAATAAGAAGAGAGTTCGGAAATCTACCAATAAGAACAGCCGTTCTGTACGGTCAGGATAGGCGTATTCCAAAGTTTGGTAAACCCATTCGTCTTCAGCCATTCCGATACATTGGTATTCCACCGTTCAAAAAAACTCGATACATTCCGTGCCAGAACAAATAGCGTAAATTTCAGAGGATCAGACACAATACTGTATTCGTACATATAGCCATTGTAGGTATCAGGCCCAAGTTGGTAGACCCAGTAGGGTGCTGGAAAGTTTGTCGTCTGGAGATTTACTGTCAATTCCCCTGGTTTGGTAGGATCTACTGTATCCGCCCAACCAAAAATCTGTCTTTCTGGTCCTGTTGTATTGTACTGTCGTTCACGATTCCATACACTGATTGTGTTGTTCGGATAAACACCATAATCAGCAGTATCACAATAGGAACTATTTTCAAAGGTAAGGTCTACCGCAAGATCAGCATAGACTTGATACCACCGACCCAGATACTTCGTCCGATTTAATTCGGCCACTTGTGCGAGAGCTACTGTTCCGAAAAGCAAAGGTAGAAACCTCATTCTACCTGTCTTTTTTCTATGACTTTAGCTTCGTCGTGTCTTTCGTTTCCTGGTCGCTTTTCGTCTTCGTGTTCCACCTTTTTTCTCAATAATTGCTTGTCTCATTGCCTCGACAACATTGGCTGCATTTCCACGAAGATTGGCTCTAAACAACGATTCTATATTGCTATTTGAACCACGTTTGAATATAAATTTGGGATACTCGGTATTTCGGAAGGAAACAGGAAAGTTTCGTTTCATAGAAAAATCTACCTCAAAAAAGAAGATTGAATCAATACACCGAGGAATAAATACAAACAACAGAATCTGTTCGTCTTTTCCTACGTTTAAAGAACTTCTTTCGTTTGAATAGGTTATATATCCATTTTTTATTTCACGAACTGAACGAGCCATAACGTAGTCAATCGAATCATCCCAAAGAGTTTCGTCTTGGAAACAAGCAACGGAAGGCATAGCGCTTTGGAAACCCGCTAAAGCACCCGTTGGAGCTGTTCGTTTCTTTAAAAGATTCTTATGCCAGTCTTTTTTATAATGTAGACCCGTTCCAAAAATCAATGTATTTGGATGATGAAGCGCGCCTTCCAGAAAGTTTGCTTCCCATTCATACAGTTTGTTTGCATCTGTTAAAATTTTTTTACTGTTTATAGTTCCTGTCATAAATTGAAAAAGTGTATCTGCATCTCGTACAAAGACAGGAATCTTTGGAAAATCAAAGAATGACCGAAATCGCATCAAACGAAGAATATCTCCATTCACACTGCCTTTGGAGTTAGAATCATAATAGGGCCAATCAACAATACATATATCCAGAAATGGATTGTCTACAAAACTATAATATTCAAATCCTTCTTCCCTTCTCAAAGATGCCATTCTCCGAATATCCAAATCAGCCTGCTTTTCAGGACTGAATTCATTAGGAACGGACCATGGGTACTGCATGAAGGCCATCGCTTTTTCATTCATCTTCTTTTTGTATTCCTCCTCCGATACTGGTTCTGTTTTTGCCTTTTCTAGGGCCGCTACTAACTCAGAATGAATGGTTTTGAGCAGTGTATAGGTTTTTGTATCCATATATACAAGGCATTTCCAGTCTTGGAATACAGAAGCCTCTTGTTGAATAATTCTTGTATACAGGAGAATACCTTGTATATATAGATTAAACAATACCCCCAGAAGTAAACGTTTGTGTTCCTCTGGACTTGAAGTTTCATAATACCCTCCAAAATAAAATGAAAAGGCAAATATACCTTTTATACTTTTGTTTGTAGGAGATGATTGTAAATACCGGAAGAACCCATTTTTATCTTTATCAGAAAGAGATGTTGAAATCGGCACGTCCATCTACTTTTAACTTCTAAAGAAAAACAAAGTCTGTGTAGCAGATGGCTTCAACAGCCCAATCCTTCAAACGCCCTGGTGGCGATATAACAACATTGTTAGATTTAACGAGCCGTGATGCCCAGGATAATGCCTATTTTCCTCTCAAAGCCACTACATCTTGGTTTGCGCGAGACTCTGAGCGACGATTTACACCCTTTACACCTGTCTTACAGGATCTCCAGTACCGTGGTCCTGCTGCCTTTGGTCAACGCTTTACATTTGATATTAACTCCCAACAATGTGGAGATTTGCTCGTTGGTGCAATACTCCAAATCCAACTTACCAGCTGGCTCAATCTGACCACTGTCTTGAATTTACAGTCCCAAAAATACGAATATGTTGATCCACAGAAAGCTTGGTATTACGCAAACAGTTTGGGACGCATCATTCTTCAGAGCGTAGAACTCGAAGTGAATGGTGTTACTGTTGAAACAGTAGACGGAGACTTAGCGTCCGTTTTTAGTTCTTTGTATCCCGATTTGAATACTCAATTTGGTCCTGGAGCAGATCATTTGGGGGTGGCATCTTTACAGCAACTTCAAACGTGGCCACAGTATCGTGTCTTTCCCACTGAAAATGCCTACATTCACTGTATTCTTCCGTTATTCTTTCAACGAACTCGGCTCAAAGAAGCCTTTCCTCTGCTCGCATGCAGTGAAGGAACAGTGCGCATTCACATAACTCTTCGTCCTCTCTCCGAAATCGTTCGTCAACAACGAGGATTCCGAGATAGTTGTGATGCCGTTCCTGTAAATATTCCAATTGAATTCTACAATAAGACAGTTCCATTCAAACAAATTGATGTGGTCCAAACGTCAGAATCCGAACCCCAACTGGAAAATGTTCGTCTTGTCACCTGGGGAGCAATGCTGGATGGAAAGGTTCGCCAAGCCATGCTCCGACAACCATTTGAAATCATGCATAGAGAAATTCAAACATTCTTCTTTACTGAACCACTCAAATACAGTATTGCCAAACCCAACAGTGAAGATGTGGTACGTGTCCAACTTCCTCTAGAAGCCAACCATCCTATTGAAGAAATCATTTGGTTCATTCGTCGTAAAGATGTTCGCAACAACAATGAATGGACTAATTATTCATCCATGCTCAACAAAGACGTAAATGATATCTATTCGCCTCGTCAAAGTATGCTTGTGGCCGCAAAGATTCAAATGAATGGTATTGATGTTATTGAAGCCGAGGGTGAATATTTTCAACAACAGATTGCTCGGCATCATCGGGGCGGAATAGTAGCTTACAATCAATTCATCTATGGATATCCTATTGCAAGATGGCCTGGGGAAATGCATCAACCAACAGGAACAATCAACGCGAGTCGTTTGCAAAATCTTCGCTTGGTTTTGGATGTACGAAGCATTGATGGGGCAGAATGGGAAGTCAAAGTCTTTTGCGTAGCACTGAACTGGTTGCGCTTCCAGAATGGCATCTGCAATGCGATGTTCACAGATTAGAGAAGACTTAGAGAGATATCTTCACCGTTCCCGATAGAATGGTCGTATCCCTTCTACGGGTTATTTATACAGGACTACAGGATGAACGACTCTTGCCACCCAAAGGAAAACCAACTCTTTCCTTCTTTACAAAAGTCTTCATAAAAGCTGGACGATTTACCACCTCATGGGTTCGCTTAGATTTTGATACACGACCTAATTTTGGAACACAAGCTTCTATAACTCTTCCAAGACAGGGGCATTTAATTACAAGACTGTATTTGGTCTCAACTCTACCCGATATCGCAGGGCCTCAACTCTTAGCACGAGCAGCCGCTGGAGCTTCCTTTGTTGGTCCTACCTTTGGATGGACAAACAGTCTCGGCCATGCTCTTATCGCAAATGCTACCATTGATATCGGTGGAGCACGCGTAGAAACTCTCAATGGACAACTTATGGAAATTCTAGACGAATTTAACACACCCTTAGAAAAAACTACCATTGTGAATACATTACTTCCACGCATTCAAAATGGATTCAAACCCACAAGTATCGGCTGGGATGAACGACCCACTGTTGCGGTTACTCCTTTGCCTTTCTGGTTTTCTCGTGGAGATCCTGGTGTAGTACTACCCATAGATGCTATTGGGGTAGATCAAGTCCGCATCAATATAACCTTCGTTCCTGTTTCCTCAGCCTATGTAAGTTCCGCACAACTTGATATTGGTGGACAAACAACACTTGTTCCAGGACAAGCCTATTTTCCACTTCTCGGTTCGCCCTTTTATCAAACAGGAGGCGCGAATCCAAAACCTGTCTTTGGTCTCAACGGAAATCCCACCCAAGCACAAACTGTCAGTATCATACCCGGTATAACCATGCCTACGACATTATCTCTGGGAGACACGTATATGATGGCTGAATATGTATATTTGGATAAACCTGAGGCCAATCGCTTTCGGATTTCCGACATCCAGTATCCCATTCCTCAACATTATCTTTTTGAGCCGACAGATACAAATGGATTACCTCGTATCAACATTCCCCTTCGCATACCCAATCCAACACGTGATTTGTTCTTTTATGCCCAGAGGTTTGAAGCCCCTGCTTACAATGCTCCGTTCCTCGCTACACGAGATCTTAGCGGATTAGGAGTTACTGTTGCCCCGTGGTGGCCTGATGCTTCAGGATTGAATGCTGTCAATTTAGGATACTTAGTTCCAGGATTTTCTACGCGACAGTCTGAACCTCTCCAAAGTGTTGCACTTGTATACGAAGGAAAACTGTTTCGCTATGCAAACCTGTCTCCGTCTATTTTCCGAAGTCTTCTCCCCTCCTACGAACAGAAAAAAGCCCCCTGGATTAATCGGTATTATTACAACATGAGCTTTGGTGTCCAACATGGACTATATCCTCCATCTGTTCCATTAGGCGAGGCCAATTTGGATAAAGTAGAAAAGCTAGAACTTCGTCTTCAATTCAACCCTTTCCGTGGTTCAATTGATCCCAACTGTGTTCCGCGCTATACAATTTACTGTTTTGCAGAAACCTACAATATCTTACGCATCTATGGTGGAAAAGCTGGGCTTTTATTCCAATTCTAAACATCATCATCCAAGAGGGCCGCAAACATCTTTATCCAATGGAGAGAACCATTTCCTGGTTCACCACACATATTCAGAAATACTACCTTGTCATCACAATCCCTCTTGACTTTATTGATCCCAACAATACAGGGGTTTACAACCTTTACCGAAACTGTGGGAAAACAGTTCCGATGAAGACAGTCAAAGAGGACACGATTGTATGCGGGCTGATCTAGTGAATAGTGAGAGACAGTATCCTGTTTGGAAACCTGTAAAATAGCTGTAAAAATGGATTCACAGTTTCTACCAAAAAAAAGTCCTGCAGTTAAACCATACGTGTACTGACTAGAATTTATAATGGCTCTATCTTCATCCGTTACTAAGTCTCCCAAATACAGTGGATCGGTTATTTCACCCTCGGGAACGACATAGAAAGTATTCTCAGGAATAAAAAACTGTGTGGGGTTTTGAATACACAGTATATCGACGTCCAAATGCATGACAGTATCTTCTGGTTTGATTGACAGTTTTTGGTAAAGGGTGTAGCGCTGAAGAATCCCCTCTAAAACAGTCTTTGGGGGTGGATACGTACGAATTGTAAAATGGACTGTCATCGGTAGATAGGGATACTGTTTTTGAACAAAAAGAGCTGTTTCTGTATCCATCAAGACAACTACTGTATCTTCCGACTGTAAACACCCATATTTTTCAACATAACGCAACCAAATCCAAAACATATCCACATATCTGTTTTGGGCTGGGTCTTGACCCTCTACTGTAAAAAGATTTGTGTAGAGAAACATCTATTATACAACCGGATAACTCGGCTGCATCTGGATTCCGCACTGACCACTGGGATTAAACGATGTTCCACGTGCCAGCAGAATATATCCCTGCTCACCCCAATCTGCTCCCCATGAGTTCTTGACCTTGTAATAATCACCACCTGAAGAAGCAGTTCCGTATCCTACCGCCAAAACACCATGATCCAACTGTGTTCCGCAAGCAGAATTCATAACACCTCCACTGTAGAATTGGAATACAGACTGATCGGCTTCTACTGCGACAGAAACAGGTTGCTGAACAATAGCTGTCAACAGAGCTGTCTCGGAATTAGGACTGACATCCTTGTATCCTGAAAGTGTCGCAGCAACAGGCTTTCCAGCAGCCTGGCATTTGTTCGGTCCAGTCGCGGTGTAAGGATAAGCAGCTTCTGTCGTTATGCCCTTGTTCTTAATGATATATTCAAATGCGTAGTCCATGAGTCCACCATTGCAGCCCTGATTGCCCTCGGCTGTGGAGCAATCCACAAGCTGCTGTTCGGAGAGAGACGGAAGCTGGCCCTTGGCAATGAACCAAGCACCTTCTACTGAGCCCGTTGTGGAGAAAGCCCAGCATGAACCACATTGCTCCTGGTTCTTGATCGGGGTAACAGCACCCTTCGCAGACCAATCCACAGAGGTAGGAAGAGCAGAGGCATTTCCAACAAACTCGGCGCTACGAAGCTTGCGAGAAGGCCTTTTTGTTAAACCCAAGAAGCGCGAGGAGAATTCAGCAGGGGTCAAATCTGCAAATTTGTTGACTTCCATCCTCCAAGTACTGTTTCCCTCATTGTGGAGCATAATGGTCTCCAAATTCGTGTTATAGACAGTCTCACGATAATCCCTCTCCGTAGGCTCGTAGGTTTTTCCATAAAAAATAGACCATTCATCAAACGAAGGGAATGGATTCACAAGAGCAAAAGCAGTTAAGAAGACTTTCAGCATCCTATACTTCTTTTTTTGATTTTAATCCAGGTTGGTTCACCGCAAGAAGTTCAAGAACTTTAAACTTTAATTCACTTTCTTGACTGAAGGTTATACCTTTTTCTTTCAGACGTTTCATCTCTGTATACAACTCCAAGCCTTTACCAGTCACTTCCAATGGAGTTGTTTCATCAAGTATGAGTTCAATATCAATCGTATTGTCGCGATAATCAGTCATTCCATACACATACAGCTTAGCAAAGTCTTCAATGGGGATAGTATTCGGGTCTTCATTATTTGGACCACGCGTCATAACAATCCACCCGTTATCACCAATACATGCATACTCAGCGTCTTCCAATGAGTTTTCATAGAGTTGATTTCGTATCCTCTCAGGACTCAGATCACTTTCCACTGTCATGTACAGTTTAAATTCATCAGGATGCCACTCCGCGGAAAGAAGATCAGCATCTACCACAAGATTCTCTACAAAGTCAAAAGCATCATTCTCCTTCACATGATTCTCAATCCCTCCCTTCTTCTTCAAATACTCCTCAAACTCCCAACAAGCCTTCCGTTGTTCTGTAGGTTCAGGTTCACCATCGGAATCATCGTCGTACTCATAGTCATATTCTTCATAAGTCTGAAGCTCAAACGAGAAGTTCAACGAGATACGATACTTCATTTGGAGCGTGTCCACTTCCTCTATCTCCAGAATCGACTTCAATTTTACCCAACCCCAGTAGTCCTCGGTTTAAACACAACAACATACAATAGAAATAGATTATGATTAATTCTATTATTATAGATAGTACCAAGTCCCAGACAGATCTCTGTATGCTCTGTGCTCAGTCAGGAACAGATAAAAGTCCTTTTACACTCAATGGAGGTCATCGTCATCCATATACAACTCCTTATTCTCTTCTGTTTGAACCTATGCGAAATCGTCCGATTAAATTCGCAGAAATTGGAATTCATAGAGGCTCATCGATTTGGGCTTGGCGAAACTATTTTTCGAAAGCCAAAATTTATGGATTTGAACTTGCAGCAGAAAATGTAGCATTTGTACGATCAGCCAACTTTCCTAACACCATCATTGAACAAATGGATGGAAGCAAAAAAGAAAGTTTAGAAGAGGGCTTTACAAGACACACCCAAGACAATGAACTTTTTGATGTTATTCTGGAAGATGCGGCACATGATGCTAACCATCAGTCTACAGTCATACGTACAGTTCTTCCTTTCATTAAATCAGGGGGCTTTTTAATCATTGAAGACATCTTTCGGGATCATCCTGAAACACTGTATGAAGAAGCACTCAAAGATGTAGAGCATCTTGTGAGCTACAGCACATTTATTGTCTGTGATCACCAAAATCGCTATTCACCTGGGTGGAACAATGATAAACTCCTAGTTATTGTCAAGAAGTAAGGAACAAAATTTGAAACAGAGTATTCCGCATTAACAGACACTGAAACAATCATGGTTTCTATCGTACTAAGAAAAGATCTTCGCAGTAAATACCCTCTCCATTACTCAGAAACAGGGCGCATTCAACGTGAACCGACATTTGCAAAACCCTTCTGTTCAGACTCAGATTCAACTGTCAATTACTGTCTTCAACGCTTCACACTTCTTCAAGAAAAAAAACCAAACTTTTACCAACCCTATTCGGACATTGTCTTTGAAAGACAGGGCCAACCTATCCTCATTCTAGCCAATGATTCCATTCCGTGGAAAACGGATCATCATTCGTGTATTCTCGTGGATCTAGATATTCTAGATACGTTATTGTTCCAACAAAAACGAAAAGAAGAGAGATTCTCTTTATTGCTTTCTGGGACTGTATTCGCTCTTCTTTCCGTTCTTCACTCCTCGGCCTCATAAGGCTCAACATAATCTTCTTCTTCATGTACATAATCATAGTGAGTAGGAGGAGGAATCGTAAAATCCTCTTCTACTTCTGGAAACATCTCAGGATTTACCTGCCACTGATACTCTTCCTCCTCTCTCTCCGCCTCCTTCTTTTTTAGCGCAAACTCACGATTCTTGGCCCTTGCAGTCGCATGGAGCATTGCTGTCAAAGGAAAGATCGTCGGTAGCACTTCGGGCTTCTTTTTACTCATGTACTTCTTAGTAATCTTCTGTTGCTCCTCCAACTGAATACTTGCCTTGAGCTTTGCGGCAAGGGAATTAGGATTCAACGTCTTCGTTGGCTGGACAGCTTGGATTCCATTCTTCTTGGGCTCGGACTCGGCGAAGACAGCAAAACGATTCTTATACTGATTGGTGCGCATTTTCTCAGGGACGCTTTGAATCTTCGGCGACACCGCGTTCAATTTTACACGCCTAAAAATTGACTGATTTTTTCTTTAAAGACAAAGTACACAGATGACATCTCTCGTAATCGTCGAAAGTCCTGCCAAGTGTAAAAAGATTCAGGGGTTTCTTGGCCCAGGATGGACTGTTGTGGCCAGTATGGGTCATATTCGGGCTCTCGAAGAATCTCTTTCCGCTATCGGACTAGACTCTGATTTTGAACCCACATATCAATTCATCAAAGAAAAAACCAAAGCGATTAACCAGCTCAAAGATGCTGCATCCAAAGCCAAAACTGTCTACCTTGCCAGTGATGATGATAGGGAAGGTGAAGCTATCGCATACAGTGTAGCCATACTTCTTCGCCTTTCTCCTGAAACCACACCGCGTTCCGTCTTTCATGAAATTACCGAACGCGCAATCAAATCAGCTATTGAAAATCCTCGTAGAATTGATATGAATCGTGTGAACGCACAACAAGCAAGAAGCATACTGGATATGATGGTTGGATTTACAATCTCTCCTTTACTTTGGACCTATATTGGCCCTGGACTGAGCGCAGGACGCTGTCAAACCCCTGCTTTACGAATTCTTGCAGACAGAGACCATGAAATTCAAAACTTCTCCTCACAGACTGTTTGGAGGGTCAAGGGGCATTGGCAAACACAAACGAACTTCCCAATGGATTCACAACTCGTAGATGAATTGGAAGATCAAGAATCCGCTCTGAATTATCTAGAAAATATTCATACAGATGCAGGTGGAACTGTTCTTCGTGCCCAAACCAAACAATGGCAAGAATCTCCACCCAAACCTCTCATAACCAGCACCCTACAACAGGAAGCATCTGCCCTCTTCAACTCCAATCCTAAGAAAACAATGTCCAGTGCACAGAAACTGTATGAAGCAGGCTACATAACCTACATGAGAACAGATCATGCCATTCTGAGTGAAGAAGCCAAGGGAGAAGCGCAAGAACTTGTGAAGAAGCTCTGCGGAGATACGTATGTTCAGAAAGAAGAAACCAAATCCAAATCCAAGTCAAACCCCCAAAATACTCCTCAAGCACAAGAAGCTCACGAAGCTATTCGTCCCACTCATTTTATAACCCAAGAACTTCCTTCCGATGAAGGGTGGGAGGCCATTGATACAAAACTCTACAAACTTATTTGGAATCGGGCGATGCAGAGTGTTATGACTCCTGCGAAAGGAGATGAACGAAGTATAACCTTTGTAGCACAAGGTGATCCTGGTGAATTTCCATGGGAAACAAAATGGAAACGTACAACCTTCTTAGGTTGGCGTAAAATTGGTCTAGCTGCTGTAAATTTGGATGCGTCAGATGATCAAACTGAATCGGACACAGCAACTGCCAGCTGGATTCAAGCCGTTTCCATTAAAGAAGGAGATACGTTGACATGGAAGACACTGGAAGCCCAGCCACAGGTTTCCAAACCACCTCCACGCTTTACAGAAGCCACACTTGTTCGTGAATTGGAGAAGAAAGGAATTGGAAGACCGAGCACATACGCCTCTCTCGTTGCAACTCTCTTTGAAAAGAAGTACGCAGAAAAGAAAGATAAACCTGCTCAACAAGTTTCCATTCAAAACTTTCTGCTTACGACTCTGGGTCAATGGCCACCCAAACAAGAATCCAAAACCAAAACGGTTGGGGCTGAAAAAGAGAAGCTCTCACCTACTCCTCTGGGACTCTCCTGTGTCCAATTCTGTACCAAAGAATTTCCTCAACTCTTTGCTTACGATTTTACATCGCATATGGAACAACGACTTGATTCTATTGCTCATGGAACTGAACCATGGAAACAAATCTGTCGTGATGTGTGGAATTCCTACAACCAGAAGCTCGAAACTCTCAAAAAAGAAAAGACCAATAGGACATCCTCACCCCGCCTCCACGACTTTGGAAACGGTCTGAAAGCTGTTTTAGGAAAAAAAGGACCAGTTCTGCTTCAGGAAGCCAACGGGGAAACTGTCTTCTATGGTTGGCCCGATGGAGTTGCCTTTGGAGACCTAACTGCTGAATCTGCCCAAGAGTTTCTCAAAACGAAAACACAACCAGCCTCTTGGGGAAACTATGAAGGAACTCCAATGATTGCCAAGAAAGGACCGTTTGGTTCGTACATTGAATGGGGTACTGTTCGTGTTCCACTCCTGATTGGTGATACTGTGGAAACTGTACAAGAAAAACTGTCCGCTAAAAAAAATGCAGCTCTTCATACAATCGGCAACATTGAATTTCGCAAAGGTCCTTACGGTATTTACATGTTCAAAAAAGTAGCAAATGGAAAGAAACCTACCTTTGTTGGTTTGCCTGATGGTCTTGATCCCACACAATTGACTCCTGAAGCTGCTGAGAGAATCTACCAAACAGGGATACAACAACGATCGTCAGGTAGTGGTCGTGGTGGTAGCGGAGGTAGAGGTAGAGGTAGAGGTAGAGGCAGGGGACGCGGAGGAAAATCTTATGCTCCTTCAGAAGGATGATAGATCCTAGCAAATATTTGAACCCAAATCTTTTTTTACTAGACAAATCCAAAGAAAAACCCCTTCATATTGTCTGGATTATCATTTCCTACGTTCCAGACAAAAATTCAGGAGCAGAATGTATGACGCATGCTATAAATAAGTATCTTGTAAGCAAGGGTTGGACAGCAATTGTTTTAACTCCCAAACATTCCAAAACAACCTATGAAGGTGTCAAGATTGTACAGTTTTCAGAAACAGCTAAAGTCAAGAAGGCTTTGTATGAATCATCGTTCCTTGTTAGCTATTTGCATTATCAAACACTTGTCGCAGAACTCGCCAACACTCTTCATAAACCTTATATAGCTGTTCATCACAACAGTTTTCAAATCCCCTACACGCGCGACATTCTTCAAATCCTTCCACCGCAAAATTTCTACATGATAAACAACAGTCAATGGTTAGATCATCATTATGAAAAAGCTGTAAACAGTGTTCCCCAATTAAAACAGTTTGCTCCTTTGTACAAATCGCATTCGTTTGTACTGTATCCACCTGTAAATTACAGGGACTTTTCGTTTCCTGTTCATGGAACTTACGTAACATTGGTAAATTGTTCGAAAGAAAAAGGCGGCGACTTGTTAATAACAGTAGCCAAAGCTCTTCCAGATGTTCAGTTTCTAGGCGTACTTGGTAGTTATAACAAACAGGTTCAAGAATCTCTTCCCAATGTAACCTATGTGAAAAATACCAAAAATGTGGAATCCTTTTATAAACAAACTCAAATTGTTTTAATGCCATCTATCTATGAATCTTGGGGTAGAGTTGCGGTTGAAGCAATGGCTTTGGGAATTCCTGTTATTGCCCATCCAACACCAGGACTGCGAGAATCCTTGGGGGATGCTGGTTTATTTGCAAATCGGAATAATCCTGGACATTGGATATCTTTGATTCGGGCGCTGCGTTCAAATCCATGGTTCTACGAAAGGAAATCTATGGAAGGAACAATACGGGCCAAAGAACTTGATCCTCTTCCTCAACTTCAAGCGATGGAACGCTGGCTGAGAAAGATTCATTGGACTTAAATAGAAGAATGTCTGTAGTTTCAACACCCATACGTTCTCGTTCAGGTTCAGATCTTTCAGGTGCTATGCCCCCACCGCGAAAGTTTTTAAACGGTTGGACAAAACAACAAGAAGAACTCATGGCGGAATGGTCCGATAAGGCTGGATGTTATCGGTGGTTGCATGATCGGTGTGAAAAAAAGTACTCACGCTTAAACATGTTTATAACCATACCTGTTATTATCTTATCCACTCTCACAGGAACAGCAAACTTTGCAATTGATGGGTTTGTTCCATCAGGAGATGATGAACTAAAAAAATTTGTATCGGCAGGAATCGGTGGTGTCAGTATTTTTGCGGCTATTTTAACGACTCTTGGAAACTTTCTCCGGTTTGCTCAAGGCAGCGAATCTCATCGTGTCGCTGGGATAGCGTGGGGAAAATTTCAACGTCAGATTGCGGTAGAGCTCGCCATTAATCCGAACGATCGGTTGGATTGTATGGATTTTTTGAAAATCTGCCGTGCGGAACTTGATCGTCTTATTGAACAATCTCCAGCTATACCTGAAGATATAATAAGAGAATTTGAACATAATTTCAAGGACAAAAAAGAAATCAAGAAGCCTGAAATTTGTAATGGTATGGAACACACCAAAGTGTTCCGCGATAACGGATCACAGCTTCGTCAGCTCACCTCAGAAGCAGCTCTGACATTGCTCCACAAGAAAAAACTACTCCGAAATGAAATTGTTCCGGATCTTAAAACATTGATTCAAAAAGAGCTAACGGAACGACTCGCGGATCTTTCTGGTTCTGTCGTGTATGCCCATAAAAAAGCCGATGATGATTTTTCATTTATAAATCCTCTTCATAAACGAACGGTTAGCAAAGCAGAAGCTGCATTTGTAGATTGGAAACCAAAAAAATCGGAGGGAACTTCCACGCCTCCCCTTTCCGATATTCACATAGAAGTTGTGGGAGCTCCTTCACGGATGCCAGACTCTTAATACTCACACCCAGGAACTCCCCAACTTGCTACACCACACCATCCTGACTCATATCCTTGCGCAGCACGACAATGACAAGGGCGATAAATAGGAGCATTTTTCTTTTTTGGCCCAACGGATGCTGAGTAAACATCCCAACCTTGTTTGGCAAGTGCCTCCATTTGTCTCATAACCCAAGCATACGAAGATCCACTGTGTCCAATCTGCATGGCATTCATAATAGCATCCAGTTTCTTGGCAGTTTCAAACTGTTCTTTTGCCTCCACGTATGCTTTGTGGACTTCTCCAAGTTCTAACCCCATAGTGGTCGCCATCTCCTTTGCAGTATTGGCCATATTGATGATTTCTCGAGTCTCTTCCTCCGTGTATGTCTTCTCCTCCTCAGGATTGATTGGCGTCATTGCAATATATACTTTATCCAGCATTTCCTCTGCCTGTTTCTGGACCAGTAGAGTCTTTTGACCTACAGCCTTGAATGCTTCTTCTTTCGTAAGAAACTGTTGATTGGCAGTCTGAAGAGAAGAAGTCAGAAGAAATCCTTCACCTTCCTTGGGCTCAAATGTCTTCAGGAACTCCCAGCTACTCGTACTTGAGATGGCCTTAAAGGCATCCTCAAGCATGTCCACCTCGTGATCTGAGAAATCGAGCGAATGAAAGTTTGGCATCTCCATTTGATTCTTTGATTGTTGTGTCCACCTAGACAGCTGAGACAAACAGCGTTCAATTTTCCTGGAAAATAAGTTGTGCAAATTGGTTATCCACAATCTTCCCCGATACAAAGTTATAATAATTTGTTAGAATCGCTCGTGAATCCACAGATCGTTCGCTACATTCTTTTATGCGAACCGATTCCATACTTGGTAGTTGGTCGTGGAGTTCACTGCAGAAGGAAGCAAATCGTTCTTCAAGGGATGGCTTCCTTGCTAACGTCGCAAGATCCGAATACCGAAGAATTCGCATATCCAATGTTTCATACTTTGTCTCATCGTTTTCTCTATAGCCTATGGTTAGCTTGGAAAGAGGGTGAAATTTAACACGAACAGTTTCCAAGAATGGAAATCTCTCTTCACTCGCAAGAGACAGAAACATCTGCAAATGTTCTTGCGGATTTGACAATTCCTTAATATCATACATGAAGGGAGCATACTTCGCATTCCAAGAAAACTCCCCATGGACAACAAATGTCAGCCTTTTTACAGTTGGCGGAATAACCTCAAGAAGACGCCTTGTTTCCTCCAACGACATATTGGAAAGCTCAATTGTAAGCTTCTCTACCGAGACACACTGATTCAAATACCACTCCTTATCTTTGGCTGATCCAACACTATCCGAAATCCTAACAGAAGAGAGACTCGCCAAATACCATTCAAGTTGGAATCGAAGTGCTTCAGACGAATTCATCATCTGTTTCATTTCATTTGCTGTTAGAAAGGGAAAAGAGAAAGATGCTTGCATGGTTATGCTTTCTCTTTCAATAGATCATTGTTCAATTTTTACCCCAATAGCAACCTCCCTCAATACGCATCGCTCCATTCGGTGTTTCATCAGCAGAAGGATACACCCACGCATCATTCCAAAAATGCTGAATAACATCATGCTTCGCCCATCTTGTTCCTTTGATTCCGAACAAGACTTGAATTGCTCCTCCTAAGACAATAACAATACATCCTCGTTTTTTTAATTCTGATCCAAGAACCATTCCCAATCCTCCACAGCCAACGAGAACAATCCGAGCTTTGCATTCCATCACTTTTCGAACAATCATAGACACTGCACCCTCCCATGTCTTGGCTTTGGGATTCCATTCCGCCGAACCCTGAGCTAAGACAGGAGCGTAGCCTGTTCGTATAGGTATCCAGGTTGTATCCGATGGTATGAGTGATTCGGTTGCAACAGGCCAAATCTCTTCGCGTTTTTGAATCTGTTTAGGTATAGTGTCGGCAAACGATGAAACAACTGCTACACGTTGGCCTTTTAACAGTGCGGTCCATCGCTTTTCAGGAGGAACATAATAGGGTTCAAGACTTCGCAACGGAATGCGAGGTGCTAAATGATTGGTTTGATCAAGCAATCGTGTTTCAGCCTCTTTCAACGGTTCATACCATCCTGCTACCAAGACATCACATTGGCGAAGAGATTCAACCATTTGAAACACCCAACGATCTAGTACATCTTTCGTAGGTGGAAAAATACCTGCATGGAGTTCCATGCGATTTGATACAGATGACGGATATGGTTGACCAGGTTGACTTCCATACAAGCGAAACATCAATGTTTCCAGTTCAATCGTTCCATTTCGTCCTACTAAAAGTCCTTCATTCCGCGCCAGAGCACGTTTCATCGCCGAATAGATTGCGTCCGCTCCTTCTTCAATGGCCATTAAAAAAGATAGATAAACACAAGTTTAGACTCTATAGTTGAAAGTCATTTTGAAGTTTTTCTAGCATTTCTACCATTCGTTCATCCACCCAATCTGTTGGCTGTACGCCTTTCTTACGTAAGTTCTGAATTTCACGCCACGATTCCGTTTGGTAAAGAGCAGGAAATCGTACAGCGCGTCTGCCTATAGAATTCATATAAGACGAATACTCTTCCTCAGGAAAGACCCAATACTCTCCCACAACAATGTTTGCCAAAATCTTCTGAAGATGATCTCTGTAGGATTGCTGCATTGTAGCTCACTTCCTCTCTCTACAATTCATGTTCAATTTTAGCGACGTGGAGGTGGTGGAAGTCCCTGTCTCCAAGAGGGAATACTTGCATTGCTTGAACCAAGTTGATTTCCTACTCCTTGAAACGCGTGAAATCCATCTTGTCCCATCTCTGGAATAATCATTTGAGGTTGAACAGGAATAGGAGTTGGCGGTCTATTTTCAGCAGAAACAGAAACAGGTGGCTGAATCTGATCAACGGGTTCTTCAAATTCAACTGCCACTTCTTCTCCCTGACAGAGAACAACATCCGCAGGTTCACATGAAGACACAAAGATTTCTACAGGAAATCCTCCCAGGTCTTCCAATGGAATCTGAAGCGTTGTATGTTTCTTAATAACTCCCAGTGAACTTAGAGCTCTCTCCAATTCTCCACGAATATCGGAATTATAAAAGGCACTATCTAGAACCCGAAGCACAATACGCGTTGCTTCAGGAAATGCTTCCTGGTTCAACACTGTACATTGTACATCGCGCTCTGCTTCATTAAATCCTGCTGATCCCATCATCCACATTGGTAGGAAAAGTGTAGGAGACTCCTCCATCCATTGAGAAGAAGGAACAGGAGCACCCATAGGAGCAAACCATACTTTGTCTTCTTTTTCAAGTTTCAGAAATGTCCTTCCTTGCGTATGTTCACGAATCGCCTCTTCCCACACATGTTGATTCACCTGAATACTCATAAGATCCGTATCAGGAGCAGGTGAAAATGCTTTGCTGTACAGCATAACTTGATGTTCCATGGCAGTGCCAAGGAGTTGTACTAACCTTCGTTCAAATTTTCTCGGAGAGCACAGTATGAAACGCGCACCTTCTACCCATAAATCCAGTTTTTATCAAGCCATGAGCCAAACAACGCTATCTCCTCTACAGAAGACGATTTTACAGGAGAGATACATAACAGTCGTACAAGGCTACGAATCACGATGTTTCCGAATTGCTGTCTTTTTTCACAGTGCTCGGTTTATTGTCACTGTCGGATCTCTTATTGTTCCTGCTTTGCTTTCTATTCAATATGTGGACTCCCGAGGGGAAGATCCTTGGAAACCTACCAGCTTGGCCTACCAAATTTATTGGACAACGTGGGTACTTTCTCTTCTGGTGACCACATGCAATGGTGTTTTGAGCATTTTCAAAGTAGATAAAAAATACTATTCTCTACACACAACGTTAGAACATCTCCGAAGTGAAGGATGGCAATTCCTTGAGCTAACAGGGAAATACAGTGGATTCCACACCCCTCAACAAAGTCCCAGCCACACCAACCAATTTGTCTTTTTTTGTCATTCCGTTGAAAAAATCAAAATGAAACAAGTGGAAGAGGAATACTACAAACTAGCTGATCACTCCACGACGAGTCAAAGTGGGCCAAAACTTCTCACACATCAAACCGATCATGACAAAAAAGAAATACCCAAAGATTTAACAGGATTAATTCCTCCAACACCTTTAACAACATTAATTGAACAAGCACAAGCTTTACCCCCTGAACTTTTGAAACAGTTGTTTGGACAAAAACCTGAAGACTTGCTAGAGAAGGAGAGTGTGGGAAATGATAAATCCTCCGCCACAGCCCCCCAAATGCCAGTGCGATCCTCAGTGCAAGAGGAAGCCGCTTCCACAAAGCTGGGTGTGTAAAACCCACCGAGCGCGCTGTTCTCGCAAATCACCTCTCACTGGATTTGAACCTCCCTTTGAACCTCTCCGATGGAATGCAAAAAAAGAAGTGCGTGAAACCCATAACTGTTTTGCATATGCTATGAATATCCATGATCCTAAACAACTTGAAGCCTGCCGACTCAACAAAAACTGTAATGTCCCCTTTCATCAACCCGGCTCAGCATCGGGTCATCCTCGATTCCGTTCAGAACGACTCAAAACATGTCCAGACATGATGGCGCGTTTATTTGGTGATAACCCGAGTATGAAAATGACTACCTTTACAGGAAAATGTCCTCCTCATACATCAAAAATTGCTCTTGTTGTTGATCCCGATGAAGATTATCACTTTTTTCGTCAGGATTCAAATGGTATGTGGTCGCATAAACCTGGTGGCATGCCCGTGACCAATTTGGATGCAAACAATCGTCCTATTTATGATCCTGCTCTAGCATCTCGCTCATACAATCACACTGGATCAAAGTTAGATTATGATACTTTTTGTTCGTATATGTGTGTTCCACGTGATCGTCCTCTTCATTTAAAAACAGGTGGTGCTAAGCGCACTAAAACACGTCGTCTAAAGCGAGCTTCCTCTTCATTGATCGTGTAAAGGGTCTTCCAATATCTCTGAAATCGTCCACCTGTTTCTTATTCCGTGTCATCGACTTGAAGAAATTGTAAAGAATGATAGTTGTACAGAGAAGGAATAGAATAAGAGAGAATGTATCTAGAATTTCATCTTTATGTTTCATGAATGCGGTAAATACTTGTTCATACCGCATGTGAGTTGATTCAACAACATCTTGTAGAGTTTGTTGAATGATTTCTTGCGTTTTAACCCTATAAGTAGCTACCATGTGAGCCACTGTGGTTAGACTTTTAAGAACAAAGGTGTAGACAGCCACAGGAAACTCTGATAGAAACACCATGAGAGCTTGTAGATTCTCTTGAAGGAGCTGGACTCCTGTGTTGAAGAATTCCTTCACCATGACAGGGAACTCGGATACAAACACCATCAGAGCTCTAAGATTTGCCCTTAAAGGCTCAAAGAGCTGCAGTCCAGTATGATACATATCCTTCATCCGAATCATAAGGGCTCGTAGTACAATACCAACAGGCTCAAGCCCTGATTCATAGATTTCCTTCATTCGTAGCTGAAAGTCCTCTGCGTTCCGCACAACCAATCCGACAAATCGTAGATACGAAACGAGGGCCTTTGTTCCAATCTCCTCGACTTGATGAAATCCTTCTTTTGCGATACTTACTACAGTCATAACCTTGGGATTACAACTCCAAAGGCAGAAAATGCTATTCCGATAAAGAGTGAAGAGAGAGGCTATTGCCATAGGGATGACATACATTATGATATTGCTGATTTGAACTTCCATTGGGTACGCTGCTACAAACGGGCCCGCCTGGTTCAAATTTAGCGCTACGCGCCCCGCTGCTTGGCCCGTATCGCAAGCCATTCTGTTCCATAGGTTTGTATCCATGAATTCTCAGGCTCAAAGACTTGGAGCGCCTCAACACAGTCTAACCGTTTTCGCGGACTGGGCTGTAAAAGACCTTTCAGAGCCGCATACACCTGTATTTGTCTGTGTCGCCATTCTCCATTCACAAATTGAGGCCATGAAAGTTGATATTTGAGAACTTGAAGAAGAAGAGTTCCGATAGCCCACGCATCATATCCAGTCCAATACAGCTTCCACATCTGTATCCAATCCTTATTGGTGGCAGCTTTGCTTGTTCGCCAAAACTGTTCGAGTTCATTTATACTTCTGGTCCGCCCAATCTGAAGATATCTTTCTATATCCAAAAAAACCTTTTTGCCATTTACAGTGCGTTCAATCGCTTCGTTTACAGTATAATGATTCCGAATTGCATTCATAATGGTGACTTCAGGAGGCTCAGAGTTTAAAACTAAATAACTCGCAGCATCTTTTTCATTTCCAAACTGCAATTGTTTCCAGCGACCCGACAACGTTTTTTTATCAATATTCGAAACCATAAATGCTTGGCCAAAATCAAGAATACGCACAATTCCATCCCTGTCTACCAAAAAATTACTGGGATGAAGATCAAAATGAACAGTTCCTGCTAACACTAACTCCGAACCTGCTTCCAGAAGTTGTTTCATAAAAATATAGAAATCAAATTTATCAGGATGAATATCTGACGATAACAACATGGATGTAAAAGGCCTTACTCCACCAAACCGTAAAAATATTTGCTTAGTCTCGTCCCATTGTGTCTTTAATACATCACATTTCGGAAGATCTTTCTCGGTTTGCGATTTCCGATTGGCAAGACTACAGGATTCCGGGTCGGGCAATAAAAAATAAGTGTCCGCAAGAGGTCGCTTCCGTAAATGATTTCCAATAGCAATTTCATGAAGAGCATCGGATTCGTCTGTGACTTTTCCCACCTTCTCTTCCTTCCCCTTTAGCTTCGATTTGCATACAAGGGGAGGTGTGAATACACATCCATATGTTCCCTGTCCCAGCAATGTTCCTCCTTTCATACTCTAGTGGAATCGTAGAACTTTCTTCACGCATTTTATGCTCTTTGATTTTGCGTTATACATGTAGAGATGATCGGAATTACTCTGGTCTTGATTTTCCTCATAGGCATTGCTGCTGCAGAACTCCTATGGCCCAAAAAACTAGAAGAAGGATTTGCATCACTCATTCCTGTTCTAAGTCCAAAAGCAAGTTATTTTGCTTCCTTTGTTCCTCGTCGTGGAGATGTAGCACCTGATGAAGAAGAAGGTGGATATAAACAAGATCCTCGCTATTTCCGAGGGTATGTGGATGTACAACGATTAGGTGTAGATCATGATTTTTGCCGTATGGTTGAAGATGCTGAGTCAAAATTCTTTGCTTGTGCATTAGCGGGAACAGAAAATCTAAGTTCTGTTCAGTTTCGCACTCCCAGCGGCCTTCGGCTGTCGCGAGACGACTACATGAGAGATATAACAGGGGATGGTCGTGCTGCTTATTGTCGTATTTTAAAGAATCGGAGAGGCTTCTATGAACCCCTTTGTAATCGAGCTCTTGATACAGAATTTGACAGCGAACTCGTAGTGGATACGAAACCTCCAGCGGATATTGCTATGCTTTTGCGATTCTATGAAGGTTGTGTATTCTGGTTTCGTTTCCGCGATGACATGCTTGATTCTATAGAAAACAGTACCAAATTGTTAATCGCAGGTGAAATGAAAGTCGATGAAACTCCCAATCCTCCCATTGCAGAAGGTTTACAATTTAATGGTGTTGACCAATTCCTTCGCTTAGGTGATTCTCCCGATTTGGAACTTGGCTACATTGTTCCTTTGCGAAGCCTGCGTGCCATAATGGTCTGGGTTTATTTTGATGAATTTACAAACAATGCTCATATTCTTGATTTTGGTGATGGTCCAGGAAGAAACAATATTGTTCTTGGTATCATTGGAAAAGGAGACGAAGACATAACGGATGCCGCAATGGTTCGCCCACCGCTTCTTTGTGGAGAAGAATCCACCATTCCTACAAGTCCTTCAGGCGCACAACCTGTTCCTATCGTATCTCCCCAAGAACTCTTGAAGACAACTGCAGCCAACGTGGACAACTTTACTTGTGTTGGGTTTGAAGGTAATCCCCGCCGACTTCCTCCATCTCGTGTGACCGAAAAGGTTATACCTGGACAAATGAATCGGGCTACATTGTTGTATGAAGTCTGGGATTCGCAGCAACGAAAAATGCGCATTCGTGTTCCTTCCATCATTCCCAAAGGAAAATGGACACATATAACGATAACGGCCAAAAACAACGATGCCTTCAGACCTGATATTGGAGTTTATGTGAATGGTGAACAAGTGTATTTAGAACCCGCGGGATTTTTACCACAGACGGCCACTCTGACAAACTGTTATCTAGGAAAAAGCAATTGGGCTTCTGCCACAAGTCAGTATGAAAATCGTGATGAACTGTTCAAGGGGAAGATCTTTGATTTCCGCGGGTACAAGACACCTCTGAGTGAAAAGGTTATCAAAGAAAGTATCTTCTGGGGAAACGAAAAACTTGGTCTTCAAAATTGAGTGGGTTTTTGTGTAAAATGGAAGCATAGAATGAAAACCCGCAGTCAAACCCTCAAGTCTACTGAAGAATTTACTCCTGAATTCTTTGACCAAGCATCCAAAGCATGGAATGCCAACAAGATTCGGTGCGCCAATGCTACGTACAAATACAAACCCAATGCCTTTGCTCCCGAAAAAAATACTATTGTAGAAACTAGTCTACGAAGGTCTTCTCGTCTAGCTAACAAGGAAGAGCATCACTGAGTCTCACTGGATCACTGAGGCTCTCTGCGAGCTACACTAAGAGCTCTAGCAAAGGGTTCAAAATTCTCTCTCCGTTCTTGATTTCGTCGCATATCTTCCCGAGCTGATTCAAGATAGGGCTCTTTTTGTTGTACATCCATATCAGTCCATTGATGGTACAAAGAATGAATGTAGTTATAAGCACTGTAGAGACGAAATTGATGGTTGTTTCTCCGATAATACTGGAGACCTTCTTCTACAAAGAAAGTAAATGCGCGTTCATTCAGCTCATGATTGTTATCATTCATTCTGCTGTCTGCTTTGTAGTATATGCAAGGCTCACTTCAATTTTTAGGGTTTAGTATGACTATACCTTAAAAATTGCTCCCAGTGGGGATTGAACCCACGACCTCGGCGTTGCATTCTGTATATCAAAAACGATATAAGCACCGCGCTACTACCAACTGAGCTATGAGAGCTAAATGCCTCCACTGGGAATTGAACCCAGGACTTTCAGTTAACTTTATGACGTTGTAAGAACAACATCCCCTTTCCACTTATACAAATGAAAAGGCTCTGGGCGTACCATGAATACAAAACTGATGCAACTACCAACTGTGCTATAGAGGCGAAAATGGGTTTTTTGATGCGCAGAAACCCGATCTGCGGAGGTCTTACTTGTAAAAGGCGAAGACTTGCCCAATGCGAAGAAAGGGATTCGAACCCTTGCGGCTTGCGCCATGCGAACTTGAGTCGCACTCCTTAACCAACTCGGACATCTTCGCTCATACAAAAAATCATGCGGACATCGTCGCTCTTGCCTTTCGGCAAATCAGGATTCAGTAAAAAAGAAAAAGTGCTTTTTATTATTGCTGTGCGAATCCTTAAGAGGAGACACTGCTCCTACAAAAGCATAGTGACATTCTCTTTAGATTACAATCCTTGGTGCTTGTAAGATTTCATTGAAAGATTGAATGAGTTTTTTTTTTAGTTCTGAATCCTTCTCTGGATTTAATTCAGGATGCGCTTCATAAATTTCTTTTAGTTTTTCTTTTGCTTCCTCAAGCTTGTCTTTTAAGGAGATTTTCTTTGAACTAGACAATTTCCGGAACAAATTAAGTTTAAGAATTTCTATAACAAATCTATCTCCATGATCGCCGCTTCCTTTCATAAAGGAAATATACCGAGGTATATCGTCAGGTAAAAATCCACAATCTGAAGGCAGTACAATTGTTCGTTTGCGTTTGCTTTTCATTGTGTGATATTCGTTGGAATCTACGACACGAAGATTTTCAAGACGGTTATCAAAATAGTTTCCATTTAAATAAATGATATATTCCTTTTCAATTCCATCCACAATGGTTATCTTGTCTTTTATAAAATTATGTAAATAAATCTCTTTTGACGTTCCATCTTCCAACATATAGGTTGTCGCTATATATTTATTTGAGGAGAGATGCCATGCTTTCTTCATTACTTTATCTAGATTTTGATAATCAATTATAAATTGGATGTCATTTTTTTTATGTTGGATGGTCATAATTGCGTACAAATTGTTATTGTACTTGACTACTTCATATGAGCACAATCCTGGTAATCTACCGCTGTTTTTCAGCGACGATGTATGATATAATGATAAAGTTGATGTAGTGAAAGTATCATTATCACAGTTTGTTCGGTTATAAATTGAATTTGCTTCCACAGTTTGTTCCGAGCGATATGTTGCCACATCGCTAACACATCTGTTGATAGTGGAAAGATCAACAGGAAATGTATTATACACAACGGAAGGTAAAGATACAGAAGGTAATGAAACAGAAAAAAATGGAACAGAACATATAAAAGTTGACATGCAAGAATCGCTCATTCAATTTAAAGTGTCGCCGCCTATGGTTGTCATTTATTTATGATTATTTAGGTAGTTCGCATTTTTGGCTTCTTCCAAAAAAATACTTATTTTTTCCCTCCCCGGTTTAAAACTCCCGGTTCGGTGGAATCTCCCGGTAGCCAAAATCAGCAAATTTTTTTTCTTATTTTTAAGTATAAAACCCCCCGATGTCTACTCCCTCTGGTCATGTTGAGATTCCCTGCTGCTCCCCTGCTACTGCTGAAGGCCTCTGTGCTCTTGGAGGCCAACTCGCCAACACCCGTGGCGATATTTTGACTGCTGATGCTGCAACCCGTGGCACATTACTAAGTGCTGGTTCAGCAAACACCCAGAGCATCTTGACTGATGCCAACGGCAATGCAACCACACTCTTATCAAAGACTTGCGCTGATACTGCATCTATCGTTGCTGCAGTGGAGCGCTCTGGATACAATAATGCAACTGAAACTGGCAAGTTTGGTTTAGCCAACCTTGACGGCTCTCGCAACGTGGGGGATAAGGTTTACCAGACAGCTGCATCTACCCAGTCTCAGATTGATAAATTCGGGCTTGCGGGTATCAACACCACTCGCTCAGAGTCTGACCGCCTTGGTTCTGCAATTGATCGCGCCTCTTATGGTCTCTCTCAAGATATTCACGGTGAATCCGATAAGATCACTGGTCAGGCTACCAACATTGCTTGGGCGCAGGATGGTGCAGAAGGCCGTCGTTTCGGTGAAGTGCGTGCCCAGATTGAGCGTGTCAATGATGCCCAGAGTGCCTACACGGATCGTGCCTTCAAGTATCAGGGTCAACAAACAGCTGACAGCTTTGCTCGCCTTTCTGCGCAGGGTGAAGCTGGTTTCTATCGCACCGGTGTGGCAGTATCTGCTGTTGATAAGCAAGTGGTTCAGTCCGAAATCGGTTTGGGCAAGGCTGTTTCTCATGGCTTTGCTGAGACCAATAATAAAATTAGTGATGCCTATGCTCGCCTAGCCGAACAGCACTGCGACCTCAAGTCTGCCATTGCCGCTGCCCAAGCCGCTGCGGCCGAGTGTTGCTGCGAGGTTAAACAGGAAGTTCTCCGCACAGGCAAGGAACTCGGTCTCCAAGCAGCGCAGAACTTCGGTGCTATCCAGGTGGAAGCCTCCAAAAACACAGCTTCCATCCAGCTCCAAGCCGCCGTCAACCAGAAGGAAAGCCTCCTCGAACAATCCAAGTGGTTCGCGCTTGCCGAAAAGACTGCAATGGTCAACAAATGCGATCTCGAGGCCAAGCTTGCCGCTTGCTGCTGCGAAATCAAAGAAACCGTCACGGGAACTGCCTCCGCCACGCAGGCTTTGATCCAGGCCGAGGCGACCACGCGTGTCCGCGATGCCCTTGCCGCAGCCAGCACAGAAAATGCCATCCTCAAGCTCCGCCGTGAGGAGCACCACCCTCATCCTTATCCTTACCCGCTCCCTTACCCCTACCCTTACCCTCCCCACCACCACCATGGTGGCGGATCTCGCAGGGGAAGCCGTAGCTCCTAAAGATCCGGGAAGTAAGTGAAATAGACGAATAGAAAAATAAATTTTTTATAATCCAAAAAATTTGAAATTTATTGGATTATTATACTTCATGATATATTTGGTATCATTATCTGTTTTAAAACATTAGCATATGATACATAATAAAATATAGTATACAATATTTGTGTTTGTTTCTTAAAACTTTCACAAATATTTTATTTATGAGTATTTAGCTCAATAGAGACCATTATACCGACCACCATAGATTCCTAATCCACAGCAACCTCTACTAGAATAATCGAGATAGGATGAAAAGCTATAAGGATTATACAAATTATATCTTGCTGAAAAAAGATAGGAAGAATTCAATCCATAATCGTTAAAACGGCTATATCCATAATCTCCATAGCGAAACGAAGGGCAACACGCGCGCGGTCGGCAACAAGGGTTACACGAGGAATGGCACATTGTATATACTTGGCTTAGATTTTTATTTTGGTATCTCCCCGTTTTTTTCTTCTTCTTCTTCCTTTGCCTTCTCTTCCTCTTTTATATCTTCTTTGATCTTTTCCTCTTCTTTTACATCTTCCTTGGGGCTTGAATTACTGGTTCGGTTTTCTTCAATTGAACGCACAATTGGACCTACATAATCACCAAGCGTTTTACTGCTTCCACTTTTTTCGCTTTTCGTATCGGATATTTCTACATCTCCTTCTTTGCTTTCATTGTTGCCATTGTCTCCATTACCACCATTGTTTCCATTACCACCATTGTTGCCATTGTTTCCATTGTTTCCATTACCACCATTGTTTCCATTGTCTCCATTGTTTCCATTATCCCCATTGTTTCCATTACCACCATTGTTGCCATTGTCTCCATTGTTTCCATTATCCCCATTGTTTCCATTACCACCATTGTTGCCATTGTCTCCATTGTTGCCATTGTTTCCATTGTTTCCATTACCACCATTGTTGCCATTGTCTCCATTGTTTCCATTATCCCCATTGTTTCCATTACCACCATTGTTGCCATTGTCTCCATTGTTTCCATT